CGCACCCGTGAGGGTGCGACTTGTGCATTATATACCAAAACCTGCTATAGGTGGAAGAGGCGCAGCCGCAAAGGGTCCGGGGCCTGCATTGAACGTGTAGCCCTGAGGCATGCGGAACACGCCCTGCATGCGCACGTCGCTCTTCAAATCCTGCACTTGGTCGCGGAGGCGCTGAATCTCGTTCGCGTCCATCTTCTGGTTGAGCGCGGCGAAACGCTTCTCGTTCTCAAGGTTGAGGGCTGCAATCTCCTGCTTAATCTGGCAGCAGCACTGCTGGCTGTTGCTCATGGCCTGCTGGATGAGCACCTGATTGGCGGCGATGTCGCGCTGAAGCTCGCTGTACTTGTCGCCAAGATTGCTTGCGAGGTCGTGGTACACGTTGTTGACATTGTTGTTGATGTCACGGTTCTGGTCCTGCAAGTCGTTGAAGTTCATGCTGTTCTGGAGCTGCGAGGCAGATGCGGGTGCTTGGTCGCCAGTCATCGGAATCGGGCCTCTGCCTCCGAAGCCTCCGAATCCTCCTCCCATCATGGCAAGGAAAGCGAGGAACATGATTCCCCAGTCGCCATTCATACCGTTTCCGCCGACCATTACGTTCGGCTGTCCACTTGTAATTTCCATAGTACACCTCCTAAGTGTCTAAGTCTTACTGTATTCTCGCACATTTATGAATGTGCTATTTGTCCTTCGGACATTTTTCCAGTTTAATATGCCTGATGTGCTCAATACACCAGAGCTTGAGCCTTCCATGCCACCTGACCAAGAAAGCAAGGTGGTAGTGAAACCACTGGCGCAGTGTGTATCTCATCAAGCACTCTTCCATTTTGGCGTAACTGTTTTGGTGATAGCACAGTATTTGATGCCTTTGCTGCCGTAGCTAACAGCAACGAGTGTTCCGTCTGACAGCTCGACAGGAGCATACCAGTAGCCACTTGTTACGTTACTGTTCTGCCATGTAATACCCTTGTCAGTGGAATACTTGATGATGGTGCTACAAGCAACGAGTGTTCCGTCTGACAGCTCGACAGGAGTGCTCCAACCGCCACTTGTTATGTTACTGTCCTGCCATGTAATACCCTTGTCAGTGGAGTACTTGATGCCGTTGCTACCAGTAATGAGTGTTCCGTCTGACAGCTCGATGATAGTACTATAATTACCACTTGTTATGTTACTGTCCTGCCATGTAATACCCTTGTCAGTGGAGTACTTGATGCCGTTGCTACCAGTAATGAGTGTTCCGTCTGACAGCTCGATGATAGTACTATAACTACCACTTGTTATGTTACTGTCCTGCCACGTGACACCCTTGTCAGTAGAGTACTCGATACCCTTTTTAATGCTACCAGCAACGAGTGTTCCGTCTGACAGCTTGATGATAGTATAATAACTAACATTTGTTACGTTACTGTCCTGCCATGTAATACCCTTGTCAGTGGAGTACTTGATGCCGTTGCTACCAGCAACGAGTGTTCCGTCTGACAGCTCAATGATAGTAGTATAACTACCCCTTGCTACGTTACTGTCCTGCCATGTAATACCCTTGTCAGTGGAGTACTTGATGCCTCTGTTGCTATAACTACCAGCAACGAGTGTTCCGTCTGACAGCTCGATGATAGTAATATAGTTACCACTTGTTACGTTACTGTCCTGCCATGTAATACCCTTGTCAGTGGAGTACTTGATACCCTTGTTATCGATACTAATAACGAGTGTTCCGTCTGACAGCTTGATGATAGTACTATAACTATCACTTGTTACGTTACTGTTCTGCCATGTAATACCCTTGTCAGTGGAGTACTTGATGCCATAGCCGTCTTGCCTACAAGTAATGAGTGTTCCGTCTGACAGCTCGACAGGAGTGCTCCAGTTGCCACTTGTGATGTTGCTGTTCTTCCATGCGGACATGTCCCTGACATAGCTTACGTCAAACATGGCATTGTACAGCTCGTTTATGGCTGACACGATATCAGTCTTGCTGTCGGTTGCAAGAGACGGCAAATCGCCGACAGCTTTATTAGCTGTTTCCTTTATTTTTTCTACAAAAAAGGGCAGGCTTTTGTCGTCAAAAAAGTACTTACGAGAAACCATTACTTACCCCCTATCATCCTGAGGCCTGTGGCCTGAATGTCCATAGTCTCGGCGGTCGTGCTCGACCTTGTTTCAGCACTCTCTTTCTCGTGCTCCTCCGCGAGCATGAGCTGGTGCGTGTAGTGCCAGAGCGCGCCATAAGTCTTTATGCACTTTATCATGCACATATCGTTCGTGCCTTCCACGTTCAGGTGCTCAAGTTTTTCCTTGAAGCACTCCCGGAGCACGCTCTCCTTGAATTTAAGCTCTTCATGTGTCATAGCTGAATCCCCCATTGTCTTGCGACAGCCTCCAAGTCCATGCCCTTCTGTTTGTAGAGGTTGCGAAGGACTCCGAGCTGCTGCTTCTTGTTTTTGTCGGTGAACATTTCCTGTGCCTTCTGCCACTCGGCAGGGTGCTGGGCAATCATGCCCTGCATGGCATACTGCATCAGCATGCCCTGCGGATTCTGCATGGCACCCATAGCCTGAAACATATCCATAGGCAGCTCACCCCCATACAATAAGCCCGTCGGAACTGACGGATTTTACGGTCCGGATGAGCTTCTCGGTCTCGTTGATTACGGCCACAATATCCCCCACATGCCATACTTTGCCCGTACCGTCAGGGCTTGTCCCCGGCAGGTCGTCCTCATGCTCGTAGACAGGGGTACGCGAAAGGAAATGAAGGTTGCCCACATCTTCTTTGATATGTGCCTCCTCGCCCTCCGCACGCTCCTTCTCGGCATCAATGGCTCTGGAAAGCCCGCTCTCATGCTCGGGGTCTTTGGCAAGCTGCCTCGTATGCTCCATGTCGTTGGCATCCGAGCGTGCCTTGAGCATGGCAAGCTCCTGTTTCAGTGCCTTGACCGTGCCTATCAGCCCTGCGATGTCCTCGGGCGGGGCATCCTCTTCTTCCTTATGGTCAAAATTGGTGCTCATCTTTATGATGCTGAAATCCTGTAGGGGCAGAAGCATGCTGCTTTCGGTGGCATCCGTATAAGGGAGCATGCCTGCGATGGCCTCGTTGCCGAGCACGGGTATGGCCGTTCCGTCCGTGGCATGCCAGCCAGCAGGCACGTTTACGGCCCGCCGCATGACCACATCCTCGCCGTCCTTGATTTCCTCGAAGGACGGCCACTGTACTATGGTGCCTACGGAAAGCGACACGAGCCTCTCCACGTCCTTGCTCGTGACGAGGGCATGCTTCAGACCGTCGGGACCTTTCAGCGCAGGCCTCGTGCTGAACAGCAGGTCGACATCCTGACTGCCGACCTCAAGCGCCTTCCTGTCGGAGCCTTCCTGCACGACGGTCTTCAACAGCATGTGCCCCTCGCCGTCCATGTACTCTTTGGCGGCGAGCCTTCCTGCCGAGACATCCCCGGATATGAGCACGGCCGACAGGCTGTCCTCCGGCATGGCCGTGGTGTATGCCACCGATGTGGTCACATGCGCCACAAGCGGGGCACCCTCCATTCCGAGGGGTATGATGTTTATGCCCGCTATGTACATGGACAACGATGCCGGGTGGCTGTTCGCATGTACCGACGACATAGCCAGATAGTAGCCCCCTGCGTCTTTGCCTGCCGCAGTGGCATGCACAACATGGAACTTCAGGCTCTTCCAATATGACGTGCTCTTTCTGCTCACGAGGGCATGTATGGCCGCCGAGCGTTCGGGCATGCCTTCCGTCACGGTCACGTCCACGATGGCATCGAAAGGCTCGGAGTTGATGTACTTGATGAACGCCCTGCATGATTTGGGGGCAGGTGCAATGCCGTCATCGTCCCAGCGGTCGGACAACCTTCCGAGCAGGTACAGACCCTCCGTGCCCGTGTCCTCGCTGGAGCCTGTCCCGGCATACTGCGTCACGGTGATGCGGGCCCATTTCGTAAAGTCGATGTAGTTGCAGGCATGCAGGATTCCAAGCAGGTGCTTCGCTGAGGACAGGATGCCCTCAAGCATCAGGATGTCCCCGTCAGGGCTGCTCTCAACCGTATGCCTGAGGCCGTCAAGCATCTGTTTCAGCGCCTTGATGTCCTGCGCGGCGCTCGCGTAGTCCCCCTCAAGGTCTGACAGCCTGTCCAGTGCACCCTCGGCAGAGGCACCGCCGTTGAGGGCCTTTTCAAGGGAGGCCACCTTGCTGTCGGCCTCCCCGAAACTTTTGGAAAGCTCCTCGAACCTTGAGGCAAGGCTGCCTTCAGAAGCAGGGTCGAGGGCTTTTCTGCTGCTCTGCACGTCGGCGGACATGCCGTCCACCCTGCCTGAAAGCGCCGTGAGCGTGCTCCCCGATGCCTTGCTGTTGAGCTGGTGCACTATGCCGTCAAGGACTTCCTTTATGCCGTGCACAAAACCTGACGTGGTTTGCAGCTTCAGGGCACCGTCCTCCCCCTTGCTGGCCGTCACGGATTCCTCCGCGAAGCCTATTGTCTTCTGCATGTGCGCGTGCAGCTCTGCCGCAAGCGTCTCGTATTTCTGCACGAGGCTAAGCATTTCTCCCGAGGAAGGTCCTCCTCTAGCCTCGGGGCCGTTCCACTCTGAAAATGCGCTCATTATTGTTCTCCTTCTGTCTGTCCGTTGCCTGTCGGAGCACCCGTCTGCTCGGCTTTCAGCTGCTGGGAGGCAGCCTGAACGACTCCGCGCACCCATGCTTTGAATCCTGCCGCGAGGTCTTCGGGCAGCTTCGTGCCGGAAGCAAGCTGCCTCTCAAAGTTCTCCTTCAGCAGCCCGTTGATTTCCTGCATGGTGAGCATGGTCAGTTCGTGCTCCCGTCGGACTTGTCAGCTGCCTTGCCTTCGTCGGACTTGTCGTCGGCTGTCTTGCCTTCATCGGACTTGTCGTCGGCTGTCTTGCCTTCATCGGACTTGTCGTCGGCTGTCTTGCCAACAATGCTCTTCAGCTTTTTTGCAAGAGTTCCCGCAACCTTGTTCTTCTCGGACAGGGTTGCCACTGTCGTGCCGTCGGGGGCCTTCAGGTACGAGGGTATCTTGTATCCCAAGAGCATCTCGGCAGCCTCAAGCCGGATGCACCCGGCAAGGGCAAGGTCTGTGATTATCGTCTGGTACAAGGGGTCGCGCCTCTTGTTATCCATGACCATGTTGTTAAGAATATTCTTGTGTCTGTTCATAAATGGCTCCTTTTATGCCTAAATACATGAATATGATAGCCTAATGGAGTGCATAAGACAAGCTGCTACATATGCCTACCGCCTGCTGCCACGGTCATCCAAGTCACTGTAGTCATCATCATCATCATCATCTAGGTCATCATAAGCATCATAGCTATTATCTTCAGCAGAGATGCCTGTATCCCAAATATTAGGGTTGCCTGTGATAGTTGCTGCATTATAGGCAGCACCCTTCTTTTTGAGAAAGGACAGTATGTCCTCAAAAGGTGCAGCATTATCATACATAGCATTTGCCTCGTCATAGGCCTCGTTGAAATTTCTCAGTGCTTCATCATTAAGCCCCTTGCTCTTGGCATAGTCTATAAAGGCATCTTTGTTTCCGAGCAGTGCCTCTACAGCACCCTCTATGTTCTGGTGATTGTACTTAAGCGCATTAGAGGCATAGGCATTTCCTGTTTTGAGTATTTCATCCAGACTCTTTTCTTTAAGAGCTTCTGCTTTAGCTTCCCGGGCATCCTTCTCGGCTTCGGCGATATAGTCCTCCGCGTCCATCGTGCCCGCTTTCAGCCTTACGGGATACTTGGTCTTGGGCACCTCAATGCCGGGTCCCTGATTGAAGCGCCTGTCTGCCAGTCCTGTAGCATAGACATACTTGCGCTCTCCGGGCGGGACGAATCCCGCCTTCCTGCCCGGCATGCCTCCCGTGCGCAAATCGACGGTATACTGGAAGGGGAATCTGGTGTTGTGGACGGTTCCGCGAACGCGCACAAGGTTCCAAAATTCCACGCCCAAAGCATGCCTCGGCCTGCCGTTCCTGTCAGGAGGTGCCATAGTATTGTTCCGTGCGTACAGCATGAGAAGCGCGGCCGTCTGCGCCGGAAGGTTGAAGAACACGACGACATCCCCCCTGAGGAACGTGACCTTGAGCAGCAGGCATATCGCGTTGTACTCAAGCCGGGTGATATGCCCTCCCTTGCAGTCAACTGCGGTGATGTTTGCCTGCTGCTGCTTGCTCTGAAAGGCATAGTCGATATAGTCGGCAGGCGTGCTTATTCTTGCCAGCAGCTTTTTGTCCCCATATTGTGAGGACAATTTGGATACCTGCTCCATGAACGTGCCTTCCAGCTCGTTCGCATCGTGCTCGGGGACATCATAGGTATCTCCGGTCAGGGCGCTCTTGAGCCTGCGCTTTCTGTATGGTGCATATGTGCCATCCTGCACACCCCGTCGCCTTTCTTTGGCATAGCTCCCTCTGAAACCTTTGGAAGTGTCTTCCGCAAAAGTGCGCTTGTTTTTGGACGACCTTCTTTTGCTGAACCAGTCGGCAAAAGAAGGGTTGAACGGGGAAGGACCTGCATAGTTGTCCATAGGCATACTCCCGAGCACCCTTCCGAATCAATCAGACGGTCGTGAGGTCCACGATAGGCTCGCGGAGCTTGACGACCGTGTATGTGTACGGATATTCCGTATACAAAGCACCCATCTCGTGCATTGCCACGGGGAGCACGTTCTTCGGATGGCGGATAGTGTTTCCGTTCTCGTACGCGGCAAGCCTTCCGTCGCGGAGCGTCGGAGAGCCAAATGTGATTCTCTGCGAGAGGTCCATCTTGGCCATAAGCTCCGTCGGAATCGAGAGGTCCTCGATTTTCGGTGGCAATGACTTGCCCCATGTGTCCTGAACATAATCGTCGATGTCCATGATTGCGCTGTCCCAGCAGTTGTAGGACAGGTCGTCCTTCGGCCCGATGATGATTACATCCGTCGGCATGTTGAGGTCCTCGACGACTTCCTTGACCGTCTGGTTGCCAATCTGGTAGTCGGTGGTCTTGACACCACGCTGGTAGATGATGGGTCCTGCAACAAAGTTGTCGCGGAGCGTCTGCACGGAGTTGCCCTCCTCGTAGCCGAGAGCAACGCGCGTGACGGGGTTCATCCAGATGCCTATCTCGGCATAGGGCACCGTCGCCTTCGTGAGGAAGGCACCGCGCATGATGGCATCAATGATATGCTCGCCCTCTTTCTGAAGGATGTAGCCGCCAGCCTGCTCCGTGGAGTAGCGCAAGCGGTCTACCTGACCGCGGAAGGGGAGGTCAAGACCAAGGCGTGTATCCATGTCCGCCGGGTCGGAGTACCACGGGAAGAGGTCCGCAATGCCCTCCATAGCACCTGTTACGGCATCGGCACCGTGCGTGTATGCTCCCGTGCCCGTAAAGCGGTCGTATGTGCCCTGAAACGGACCGCTCGCCACTTTGATGGCAGCATCGTCCCAGTTGCTGAACGTATCGGCGGGCATGCCCACGATTTCACGGTTCTGCGCGACCTCAAGGAACTGGCCGTCCTCCCAGCGGGACACGGTGGTTCCAATCGGAAGCAATGACAGCTCACACGGCTGGTTGTCAAGGACAAAGTAAAGCTCGGATACATCCGCGGCTCCCCACGGCAATGCCTCCTTTGTCTTGATGAGCATCTTGCCGCGCTTGAAGTTGCTGTTGAACACGTTAATCGGCACCTTGATTGTGAATGGCGTTCCGAGCACAGGCGTGTGCACGTTCGCCACAGGGTTCTTTGAGGCACCTACCGAAGGGGCATCAATGGACGCACGAATCTGGTGCACGACACCGAAGCGGCCGTGGATGGCAAAGTTCTTGAACTGGGCGGCAACGTTGTTGCGCAACGAGTGCATGCGGACGGCATAGTCCGTCTCGAAAGCGGCACGCTTCTCTTTGGTCTCAAGGTTGAGCATCATGTCCACGTCGAAGCCGTCCGTGACGGTTCCGTAGGTGGCATGGTATGTTCCGTACTCAAGTTTGCCCTGCTTGCGGAGGCCCACCGACTCCTTGAATACCTGAGAGTTCAAAGAGCCTCCCGTATTCGTGTTGGAAAGGAGCATGCGGTATTCAAAGCTGTCGTGGAAGTCCCACTTGCGCTTCTTGTTGCGTATGAGCCGCACGACATCCGACTGGCACGGGAAAAGCCCGTTGAGCAGGTAGTCCGTGATAAAAACCTGTTTGCTGAGTGCCTCAAGCTGATTCTCTGTAATCATTGTCTGTTCTCCTTATTGCCTTGCTAGAGCCTGTGCTCCGAAAGAGCACTGATTATATTCTTCTGACTTTCATCAGAAAGCGTTCCGTTCTTTTTCTTCTTCTGGGCGGATGTCTCCCCCCATCCCTTGCGCATGTCGTCCACGCGGTCGCGCTTCCACCATGCGACCACGGGCGACTGCTGTTTTTGCTGCTGCTGCTGCTGCTGCTGTTGCTGCTGCTTTTTCTTGCACCTCTCATCAGAAGGAAGCTCGGTGGCCTTAAGCTCGCCTTTGGTCTTCCCTGTGGACGACAGGTCATTCTTCTCGGAAAGCTCGGCAGCCTCGCTGCTGGCAGCATCATCCTCTTCTTCGGTGTCGGCCGTGCTTGCCACAACATCGTCCTTGCCGTCGCCGTTGAGGTCGACCACCGCCATGTCCTTGTCCCCGTCGCCGTTCGTGTCCTCCGAGTCCCACGACATCTTGTCAGGGTCCCATGACATCGTGCCGTCACCGTCGTCGCCTTCATCGTCGCCGGAAAGCTCGCTGATGATGGCCTCCCTGTAGCGCCTGAAGGGGGAGCCTTCGTCCTGCGTGAAGGCCTCAAGCTCATCTTCCTCCTCAGGAAAGTCCATGTCATAGTTGTCGATAAGAAGACTGTCTATATCATCCATGTCTTTGTCCAACGTCAGGCCCTTCTCACGAATAAGGCCGACCGCCTTGCCTATCAGCTTGGCAAGTTTGTTTTCCGGGGCATCATGCCATCCCATTAAAAACCTCCTCTACAAGCATCCAATATGCCCGTACTGATTCTTGAGGCACCACACCTCTGCTTCAAGTGCTTCATGGAGCTGTCCGAGAGCACGTACTTTATACGGCGGTCTGAGGGCGTGCCTTCCGGCGGCATCTCAGGCGGAGCTGCATTTTCCGGCGGCATCTCAGGCGGAGCTGCATTTTCCGGCGGCATCTCAGGCGGAGTCGCATTTTCCGGTGGTACCTCAGGCGGAGCTGCGTTTTCCGGCGGCATCTCAGGCGGCATGCCTCCCATAGGTTGCCCCATGTCCGGCGGAAGGTCGTTCATCAAAGGCATCGTGCTCTCGGGCGGAGCAATCTGCTGAGCCATCGGCGTGGCCCCGCTTCCGTCCAATGCGGCCTGCACCGAGTCGGCCACGGCCTGTGTCTGCTGCAACTGCTGCGCGACGGCCGAAGTGAACCCCGTGAGCTTCATCTGAAGCATGTTCAGGTCGTCGACAAGACCTGACAGAAGCTCTCTGAGCATGGACTCAGTGGCTGCCTGAGTGTCCACCCCATGTGCCCTGAGCTGATTGAGCAGCATCTCTCCGAGACCATTATCATTGTCGAACCAGCTGCCGTAGCTCTGCATGAGGTTGTCCATGTTCAGCCACGGCTGAGCACTGTCCTCAGCCTCCTTCTGCTGAATATCCTGCAACCCTTGCTGCAATTCAGGTAGTTTCATAGTATACCCCTTGTATATAGATTATACATTCATGCCAAGCTGAATGTAAATATGTGCATGACTCAGCCCGTGCATTTTGCATCCTTCCGGCTGTCCATGAACTGGCCTATCACCTCATCGACCAGACCCTTCTGCCAGTCCTCCGACACGTGCATGTTATATTTGAGACAGTAGTCCTTTGCCCTGATGAGCAGCCTGTCCCTGAGAGCGGCGGCAACCTGAGGTATGCTCATGGAGGCATAGTCTGCCTCGCTGTAAAGGTACTTCACCAGAGCAGTCTTGCATGCCTGCCTGCTCTGCCTGCTCTCAGTGTCTTCCCTGTTCTCGGCAATCATATGTAGTCCCCTATGCTCGGAGGATTCACGTTCACAATGCGCTTCCATGACGACTTGTCCTTGTCGAGGAAGGCCTCGAACGCAAACTTGGCCTCGATAAGCTCCTTCTGGACACCCATTATATTGGATTCGTTGAGCGCGGAGAACTTGTCCGCAAGCCTCGCCACAAGATACCTGTACATCTCTGGTACAGGGTAGTTGAGCAGGGTGTCCGGTGTCCATCCCAGCTCCTTGATGCGGGGCAGACTGTTCCCGTCGAGGTCATTGTAGTCCTTCACTATTACTGACATGCCCGTCTTGTCGTTCCAATGGCACTGTATGTACTCAACATCGGAATTGCGCCCGGTAAATGCGAAAGGATTGTACTCGTTGAAATGCTTCTCCCTGTCGAAGAAGCCCGAAAGATGCTCGCCCGTGATTGAGTGCTCATATGTCACAAAGATATACGGGTAGTCACAGGACACATAGCATATCCTCCATTTGCCGTCGCGCTCATCCTGCAAGGGGGCCGCCGAAAGCACGTCCGTGACATCTTCCTGTGCTCCCGTTCCCCGATGAGTCATAAGCCATCTCTGGGTGTCCAGAAGCTCCTCCCTCGTCGCGGACGTGATGTCCACCGTGCTGCCGTCCTCAAGCATGCCGCTGAGCGTATAAAGGTTATATTTGCTATCCCTTACTGTGGCATGGCCCCATTCCGGCACGCCGTCCACGAGCATGTTCTCATACAGCTTCGGGTCCCTGTTATGGTGCGTAAAGAATATCTGCGGGCACGCGGGCACGAAGTAAAGCCACACCGTCCTGTGCTCGGCACTGGGGCAGTAAAGGTCCGTGCCACTTATCTTGTATGTATCATATGACATGATGTCGCTGCTGCCTGCGGCACGGTACGTGTACCTGTTGTATCCTATGGGAGACTGCGCCTCATATATCTGGACGGAGTTCTTCACGCATGGGGGCAGCTTCGTGAGCGCCTTCGTAAGGCGGACATTGGTCCCATAATAGCCTTCGTCGATGGCCGCGATGCGGTCATATATGTCCCTCCAAGCATAGTTGAGAAAACTGATGCAGTCCGAGAAGGTGTAGCTGTTCAGGGCCTTTGTCTGCGCAAGGCGCATGGCATCCTCAAGCGCGTCCGAAGCATAGTGCCTTGTATCTACCTGTAGCATCCTTCCTCCTACTGTGCATCCACATGGTTGAATCTAAGCCCGAGCGTCCCGTCGAGCATGCTGTTGAACCCGTTCTGGACCTGACGGAAAAGGGACCCCGACATAAGGGAAAGTCCCCCCATGAACGTGAGCATCTTCTCCTTCGGGTCGGTTATGCCCTCGCAAAGGGAATTGAGATACTGGTATGCCGTCTGTATCGCAGGGTTCGGGGCCATTCCGCCGCTGAGCGCGGCATATATCTGCGAGAAAGGATACTTGAGCTGCGCTATCTTTGACATGACCCTATCGCGCACATCGAGACTAAGTTCCTGCGAGAACTTGTTCATAAAGTTGCTCCAATATGTGGACCAGCTCTGGCCATACTCGGCGTTCCATTTTCCCGCCTGCATGGTGCGCTGCAAATCCACGCCCGTCTGCGTGGCATACTTGGCCATGTCGGACTGCAACCTGTCCGACATTTTCTGCAATTCAAGCGGATAGTCCTGAATGTTCTCAGCCCTGTCTATCTGGCGCATCCTTGCGTGCTCGTCGAGCCTCTCGTTAGCACGCATCTGCCTCATCTCCTGCGTCTCGATAGGCTCCCATCTCTCGGAGTGCCCTTCCTGATACTCGTTTGTGCCGAAGCCGCTGTTGGTGCGCCTGCCTATCTTGGCAGCCCTCCAGTAGCGCCTGTTGTTGAGGGCATCCGCCAGCCTTGACTGGTCGAGCGTGGCCGCAAACGAGCGGTTGTTCAGGCTGCCGTTGGGATTGTTCTTGGCAAGGTTCCAGTTCCAGTAGCCGTACATCTTGTACCACTGCTCCGGGGACATGACAAAGCCGTCCACAATCTTTTTCTGTCTTGCGGCATGGGTGTCAAGGTCGCGTTCCGCCGCATCACTGTTGTACATATCCTCGACCTGAAGCTGCTTGTCCGACGCGGAGGCCCGCGGGTCCCCCGGGACATGTGATATTCCCATGTCGACATAAGCATCCGTGTCGTAGCTTGAGGTCTCCCCCTTCTTCTTTATTCCTGAGCCTTCTACGGTGGACTTTCCCTCCTCGGGCATCAGCGAGCCTAAACCGAGGTCAAACGTAAGCTCGCCAAACTGTTTTTTAGACATAACAACCTCCTGCACCCTTCATCAGCGGCCGATTCCTTTGTTTATTTTGTAGGACATGCGCGCCACAGCCGCAGCATCGGTAAGGTTGTAGCCTTCCCTGTACTGCTGCACCAGCGTCTTTATGAACGCCTGCTGCTCGGACGGCATGGGAGCAAGAGGCTCACGCACGTATGCGTCCAAAAACTCGACGAGCTTGTCGGGGCTTCTTTTATACTCCTCGATTTTCTTCGTGCACATGTCCCAGAAAGTCTTGTACTGGGTCAGATACCCCTCGACAGCAGCCAGCTTGTCCCAATAGGCAGGCTCATCCGGAAGCGCCCCATAGACACGAAGCTCCCTGTCATAAAGGTCCTTAATCCTGCGCAGGATAGCAGGCATCTGCGCCGGGGTGCTCCTGTCAATCTGTATTGCCATGTCCGACGACTGCTTGGCATTCATGTCCGACCAATGCGTCATGGACTGGGCACCGCTGCCTGCCTTGCCCATAATATACTGGGCCATGCTCCACGGCGAGTTGCGCTCGCCGACATCAAAGAAGCTCCGCAGCGACTTGAAAGGACGTGTATCTTTGGAGGCAAGCTCCTTAGCACTGCCCACAAGCTCCATGTATTTTTCCGGGTCCGTCTTGGCAAGCTGCTCAAGCCTCTCCTTTATCTTGTCAGGTTCCATGCGGGGGCTGCCCAACGCATTGTACATGCGCTGAATCGTCTCCTTAGAACCGTCCTGCTCTCCTATTTTCCCTACAACATGATGATGCTGCACGGACGGCTGAGATGGCTGAGGCTGCTGTGCCTTTTTTGCGTAGCTTTCGACAAGGTTACTTCTCGGGCTTTTCGGTTTCTCCATATACAGCATCCTCCAATGATATAAGCCTTCGTGCAAGGTCGCCTATGACACCAGCATTGACAAGGGCAAGCCTGTTGCCGTCAACGACCTTGACACCCTGCGGGGTCTCCCTCACACAGTCAGGAGCAACCTTCTCGATGTCCTGTGCCATAGGCCCCCTGTGCTCCTCATCAGGGTCGATGGACGGGTCCACCTTTTTGGCGGATTCCTTATAAGTATATAGAAAATTGCGCAGATTGTCGGCATATTCCTGCACCATGTCATCAGACCAGTCATCCGACGACATGGGGTCAAGCCTGCCTTCGCCCTTGCCCATTATATACGTGAGCGTGGCAACCTCATCCTCAGAGAGAGGCTCCTTTTTGTTGGCGAGCCTCCTCAGCACCTTCTGGTTGAAGTCGGAGACCACCATCGAGCAGACATAAGGCTCGCAGGCGGCAGCAAAAGTGTCCGATGTCAGAAAGCTGTCAAAGCTGTCTGCCAGTGCCTCCATAAGTGCTTCTGTCATCACTTGCCATCCTTAGTGAGATGCCTGCGCGACTCGTAGAACTGCCCGTTCGGGCGCTCACGTATGAGCAGCTCAGCATCGCGCTCTTTCTCACGATTGTTCTTGATGTCCGTAGAAATGTCCCTAGCAATATCGTTCAAGGTATCCCCAGCAATGCCATAGGCAAGGCCCTTAGCCTGCTGCCCCATAGCCAGAGCAGGTGCCATAGCAAACGGATTAGAGAATCCGTCACTGCCCATACCATTGGATACTGCCATGAGTGCATTGCCCAGCAGACTGTGGTACCCCTTCTTGATGTCCGTGCCACCTTTGACTACCTTTCCCACAACAGGAAATGCCAAATCAGAGGCCACCTGCAAAGGGGTTCTCTTATACCTTGCAATCTCAGCCTGCATCTCATCCTCTGAGCGCCCGTGTGGGTTGCCCGAAGCATCGTCGAGCATGCCTGACTGAGATGTGCCTTTTCCTGACTGAGATGTGCCTTTTCCCGACTGAGATGTGCCTTTTCCCGACTTATTCTCCAAAGCCTGAGGCTCCTGACCCATAGAGCCGTCCAAAGCCCGTGTGACGAGATTGCCCGCCACGTTGCCCACCTTGTCCATAATCATCTTATGGACCTTCGAGTTGGGGTCCGTGGCCTCCTCCATAAAAAGCTGCAAAGCAAGGTCAATAATTACCTGCGGTACCATAATAGCCTCCTAATAGCGCTTGCCTGCCAGCGCACTGTTTATATTCTGCTGTGTGGAGCGCTGCTCAGGGTCGCTTTCCGTGTATGAGCTGTCCACAAACCTCTGTATGTCCGAGGCAGTCTTTGCATTTATCTGGTCATCGTCCCCAAGATGCCTCCCTGTGGCAGCATCATAGTCCCTCTTGAAAGCAGGGTATCTCTCCTTTACAAGTGCATCCGCCTTTTTCGGGGATGCCCTGTACTCGCTGTAGGGGGATTCCTCCGGTTTCAGGGGCTGCACGCCATATTTATGTATGAGCGCACGTATAGCAGGCGTGTTGTATTTGTCGCTGTCCTTAGTGCTGCCCTCAATGTAATTCAAAAGAACATGCAGGTTGCCTTTGTCAGGTGTCTCCTGCCCCGGCTTATCTTCAGATGCTTCGGGCGACTCATTTCCATCGGATGCAGCAGGCTTCTGCTCAGGCTTCTGCTTGCTTCCAGCGTCCCCCTTATCGGAAGAGCCTCCCCTTGAGAGCATGTCCGACATGTTGTTGTATGCAACCATATTGGCATAGTCATGGTTCTCCTTGTCGGAGTCAGCACGCTCCTCCTCGGCAGTCTGCCGCGAACCCCAAGCCTCGCGCAGGTTCCGTGCGCCCTCGGCACGCTGTGCATCGCTGCGCTGCATGTCCGTGTTGTAGTCCGCAGAAGCAACATCCCTCTCAAGGGCAGCGGCACCAGCCGAAGCATTGCCGAGATTGTGCACCTTCTGGGCATTCTGCTGGGCAGCATTTGCGGCGGCCTTCTTCTCCGACTCGACCATGTAATTTCTGTTGGCAATCAGCATGTTCTGCTGGGCAATCTTCTGCTCGTCGCCTGCCTGTATGTCGTGCATGGTCGCCTGCTGCCTCAAATGCTCGGTGTTCGGAGCCTGCCTGCTGCCACCCATCAGTTTATTGAAGAAATAGTTGGCCATCTCGCCAGTGGCAAGGCGGCTGCTCCTGCTGTCCCCCTCATCCTCATCCTGCTCAGGCTTCTGCTGTTCCTGCTCAGGCTTCTGCTGTTCCTGCTCAGGTTTCTGCTCAGGTTTCTGCTCAGGTTTCTGCTCAGGTTTCTGCTCAGGTTTCTGCTCAGGTTTCTGCTCAGGTTTCTGCTCAGGTTTCTGCTCAGGTTTCTGCTCAGGTTTCTGCTCAGGTTTCTGCTGTTCCTGCTCGGGCTTCTGCTGTTCCTGCTCGGGCTTCTGCTGTTCCTGCCTGCCAAAGCCTTCATAATATTGTGAGATGTCTTTGGTAGCTGACATGCTGTTTTTGTGCTGCTGGTTCTCCGCGTAGTACATAGCACGAATTTTCTGCAACTCGTCAGGATTGTTCAGTGCCTTGCCCATCATGCCGTCCAGCTCCTTCAAGCGGGAAGCATGCCTGTGCAGCTCCTCCTCCTGTGCAAGAGACTGTTGCTGAAGGGCATACCTCTCGCGTGCCCGCATCTGTGCCTTATATGCCTTTTTATAATCACGAGTAGATGTGGTGTTGCTGTATGTGGATTCTCCCGGAACATATGTAGCCATAAACTAAAACCTCGAAACCAAAGCGCCTATGATATGCGAAGGCAGACATTCCTTCATATTGCCGTCGCTGACAGTAAAGTTGTCCACGTTGAAACGGTTGAAGAACAGCGTGTCCCCATGATTGCCCGTAAACGTGTCCAACCCCTCCTTATAGCGGCGCAAAGCATCCTGATAAAGCCTTCTGGTGGCAAACTTATACCCCTTCTGCGTAGAGCGTGTGCCCTTCTCGGACGGCTTCTCGGACGGCTTCTCGGACGGCTTCTCGGACGGCTTCTCGGACGGCTCCTCGGATGCTGAAAGCTGTGCAATATATGCCTTTGTCAAAGCCCCCGGAACATATCCGGGCCTGTCAGACAGCCATTTCTGCACGCGTGCAAGCACGTTCTGGTCATGCTTTTCCTTGCCTGTAAGCCCCAAATCCTTCAGCATGTCGGCAAAGGTAAGGTTCTGCCTGCCAGCAGCTGCTACCTTTGCTGCCGGAGCCTTCTTGTCCAAAGTGCCCGCATCCAGCTTCTCCCTGATTCCGCTGGGCATGCCTGCCTTAGAGGGCACGAAAGGCACGTGCTCGTTTGAAATATGTATGCTCCCCGCCATAAAAACCTCCTGAAAATCATACTTCCGTCATAAGCTGTATGTCAACCTGCTGGGTAAGCTGCTCCGTGCGCTTCACCGTCAGCGCCTTGATGTCCACCTTCAGCCCGGACAGGCAGATATACTGGTCGCTCCATATATGGAGGCGCTCCCTGTTCCCTGCGCCGCACCTGCTCTGGTAGCGCACGGTATAATACCCGAAGTTGCCCGTGGTGGTGAACAGCTCCTTTGTGAGGAACACGTGCATGGGACGGTCGGGCACAACCTTTCCTCCCTGCGACATCGTTTCGGCAAGCACGTTCACCACAGCATACTGGTTCGGAGAGTACAGTTTGTCCATATCCGTTGACCAATGGAACGTAAGCTCCCACTCATATACATTGTCCGTGTTCTCGGAGGTGCCCAATGGAGATGTCACCAGCAGAAAAGGATTGTGCATCCAGCCTTGTATGCCTACCTTCTGCTGTATGCTGACATCCACTTCTGAGTAGCTGTCCTTATACACGCGGAAAGGATGGTAGGTTTCCCGAGGCACCTTTTTCCACTTGCCATAGTTTCCCTTCATCTGGTCAATCATGTAGTCCTGAACCATGAACCTATGCACGGAGCACCTGTTGGGACCCTGATATGTGATGCCACAAGGCAGAGAGAGCACCCTGAAACCGCTGCGCGTATTGTACAAAGTACGTGCAGGAGGCTGTATCTCCCCCACAAAGAACTTGTCCTTTATGCGGGATATGAGCACGTTGTCCGTCTCATCGGCATCATCGGGCACCTGCTTGTCCAAGCGCAGGAAAGTCGCCAAGCATGGAAGAACAATCTCCTGATTCACAAAGTCGTATGTGCCCTGCATAAGCCCCCGGAACCTCTCTATAAAGTCGACGCTCTGAAGGGAAGTGCCCCCCGTAAAGATGTAATATTGCCTGTTGTCCGCCGAATAGAAATAGGCCTCATAAGGCGTGGCACCTATAAAAGCAAGCCCCAGACACGGCACCATATCCTTCACGACCGTAACACCCCTCTCCTGACTGAGGGAGCATATATAGTCATGTGTGTATCTGTACTTGTTCTTTCCCAGCGTAAAGTCTACCGATACCGGAGCCTTGTATGCCGTCTGAAGGTCCCTGTTCTCCGTAGTCAGGGACGTAACCCCGTCCACGACAGTAAGCACCTGCGCAGCCAGAGTCTTGACGGTCGCGGGCAGCATCGAGACGCTCTCGAAGAACACCGGGACAGCATACCTGCGCACGTCCTTGTCCTCCCCGACAGTGCCCGCAGCAAGGCCTCTGCCTTCCCCGGGCTGAGTCACCTGCACGAACACGGCATCGTTGGCATCGCCAGATATGGCGACTGCCGGGTCGGACTTAAAGTTGCCCAAAAACTCATTCTGAGGCAGCTTGTTGCTGCGCTTGAACCTGTTGTTGACGAGGAACGTATACAGCCAAGTCTGATGCTCCTTGTTCATGCCCGCGGCACCGCACCAGTTGATAACTCTATATCCGTATCCGTCAAAGGCATGGTATGCCTTCTCCTCAAAGCAGCAGTTCATCCCCGACTGATTGAGCGCGAGCACCTGCGGGGTCAACGCACAAGGCCTCACATATGCCGAATCTATGCCCCTGCGCACCTCGATAGCCGTATAGGGTGAGGCCACGCCACAGAAATCATCGGATATGACGCAGTTGCTCAAGTCACCGTCAATGAGCTTGGTATCCTTGCACGAAATCCACGTGGTCATGCCCGCCGAAGCCGTCCGGCTGAGCTGCCAGCCCTCGTCCAATATGTAGTCCTGAAACGGGGGCGTGGCAAAAACAGGCTCGGACTCGCCTATGTTCTCGTTCCTGAAGCCCTCCGCAGGAAGGAAGGACTCCGTTCCCAGAACATATGCCATCTTCTCGGGAAGCCTTACCTTAGCATGCTTGCCTTTAAGCATGGCAATATAATAGGGTACCTCACCGTCAAAGTTGACGGAGATGCCCTTGTCTATGCTGTGCGTCACGAACGCAGGCTGCGACACGCCAAGCTCCCGCCGCGGACCCTGCGTGCCCATGTCGAGCTTCCATCTCTTGTTGATGACATCCACAGCCACGGACTCGTCCACTATGGTCTGTGCCTCATCAATGCCGAAGCACGGGTACATAAAGCTCTCCGTCTTGGAGCCATATTTGTGCTTGCCCTCCACATCATATACATGCTTTGGCAGTCTTCCGGTTATGGACGAGTTTATCTTCCCGCCTCCCAGCGCCTCAAGAAACGAGGGCAGCAGGTCAAGCACGACCTCGGTAGTGGCACAGGCGGCCTTCGCTATGGCCCATGCAGCGGTAAATGCCAGACCCGATGCCGTCGTATACGTGGTCCCTGTTGATGTTCCTGCAAGAACCCATCCCGGCCCCGAGACGGCCTGCACCTTTTTGAGCAGTGCATCCTGCACGTTGTCCAATGCCTTATGCGAAAGCTCAACCTGAAACAGGGTCAGCGACGACAGGATGTATGTCAGACGCTGCTGCGTGAACTCGGCCTGCATGGAAGTGACCGACTGGCTCACGCACTGGGCCACAAAGTTATGGTTGACGTACCCCGCACCAGCAGCTATATGCTGCTTGTCCGACGTAGAGAAGAACATGTCCAGCGACTTCAATGCCGTGACCTCTGAGGTCTGGGCAGGGGTTATGGCCTTCATGGACATATTCGCCACCGAAAGGCTCAGCATGTTCTGCAAGAAGGCCTGCCCATATTTCTTGCCCTTGTCGCTCGTCGCCGACTGGTTCTGGAGCACGTTCACGCGCAGCTCCTCCTGCGCCCATTCGGACGTGGACACCAGCGCCGACGCGAAGAGCATGATTGGAATCTCATAGGGGTCCTTGCCTTTCTGGAACTGCCTCACGGACTGCCTGTCAAAAGACAGCTCGTCCGACTCAAGCTCAAGGCGCTCCCGCTTCCTGCGGAAAGCCTCGGCGGCCTCCTCCTCCGAAAAGTTATGTGCCTCGACACGGCCTGCCTTGTCCTCGGCACGTATGATTCCCGTGGAATTGTAATGCACGTAGGCAGCCTGCCCCAATGTCTGCTGCAAGTAATTGGCAAGCGAAATCCTCGGCTTGACATAATAGAGCATGGGATAGCCGCAGAAGGCAAGGAAAGTGTTCCAAGCCGCCGCTTTTTCAGGGAATATGTCCCCGAACCCCTTTATGCAGAAGCTGAGGTCACTCAGCACGGTCGACGCATAGGAAGCAGAGTCATAGTTAACGGCATAGTTGTTGTTGAGCGGCAACTTCTGGATGTGGAAGTTGCCCCCGGAATAAGTCAGGTGTGACACTATGTCAGGAATGCTCTTGCTGATATACCACTGCTGCGCGTCATCGCCGACAACCCTGTCGGCAACATTAAACAGCTCGGACAGCTCGGATATGTCCCCGCTGCCCTCCGACAGGGATGACAATGCGTCAACCTTGCCCGTAAAGCCCAATGACGCGTCAAAATACTTGGATGGTATCTCGCCTCCCGTAAGAAGCCCGTTGACACCGACAAAACCATAACCCTGCACCACGCGGAGCAGCACACCCGCAGAGAGGTCAATCACCATAGCCCACTGGTTGAAATTGTTGTCATGGTGCATGCCTATGATGCAATAGGAATCAATGCACGTTGCCGACCACAGGGACTGTGAGGCCACATTGTCCAAAGACAGCTGAGAATAGGTATATATGCCTTTGTTGTCGGGGCAGAGCACCTCCCCCAGCTTCCTCCGGCACAAAGGAACCCTGACATCGAAATGGGCCATATCAGCGAGGGGGTCATGTATCCTGATGCAGATGCTCTCGGACTCGCATGACACGGTGACAAACCGGGCATGCTGCCCGCCATAGGCAGACGTGCAGAAATACTTGCGCACGCGGGACGTTATGTACAGATGCCTCTGCCAGCGCTTGCTGTCCTCAAAGACATCCCCGTCCCAATCGGAAAGCCTGTCGGTCTTGCCGCGAAGGAGAATGTCCTTATAGGTAAGCGCGAGCACGTGGCTGTCGTCAACCCACCAGAAGTTCTCGATGTCCCCTGTGGTGCACCACTGCTGCTTGAGGAACTGGTACTCCTCGTCGGCATCCACGCGCATGAACGGAAAGGTCTCCAGAACCTTCCTGTCCACGGGCGTGCACATAAAGTCCATCGTCGTCCCGCTGGAGGCGGACAAGAGCCTCCCCAGCTCGAACGAGGCCTCCTTCCCGTCAACAGCAACCGTCATGCCCGAAGCCGTAAGCCCCTTGACCTCGACGGATTTGCTGCCCGGCACGCCCCTCACCAAAAGACGCAGCTTACGGACATCGCTTGATGTGAGCGACAGGCTGTACTTGGACAAATCATGCCATTCCTCGGCGCACTCGCGCCTGTGCCCGCCAGCGTCAACAAGCGTCGCCTGAAGCATGTCACAATCCAAATCAAGCACGAAGTTCCCGTTTGAGAATGAGGCCTTGTTGTCCTCGAAACTTGTAAGCCCCCAACCCTGCGCGTACACATAAGGGATGTTGAAGGAGACCTCATACGGAGCTTGGACGCTGAGCATGACGTGCATGTTCTGCACGTCCGCCAGCACTGCATTCTCCCCCAGCTTGGAGGCAGGCCCTATGTGAACGGGCCATGACCTTCCCTGACTGTCCTGAAAGTCAAGCACGCCGGACACGGAAACCACATTGCCCAGCATGTCATATGCAGCAGACACCTCGGAAGCCACGGAGCCGTCCGTACCAAGCAACCGCAGGCTCAGAGGCTGCGACAATCCCCTGATAAAGTCGGCATCCTTCTTCCCGCCGGAGGAAAAGTCCATATAGAAATCAGGCGCGCCCGCACGCCATGACAACCGTGGCACCATTTCGGGCAGCACGTCCTCCGTAAAATCATTTCCGGACAACAGGCCCCCTGTATCCAAAGCCATGCCTATGCTGTCCACAAAAGTAAAGAGCGTGTCCTGCTCGGTGCATGCAGGCCGTCCGGAAACACTCACATAAGGGCTTCCGTCCACGTCGACCCCCGAAGAAGCGCTCCTGCCCACCCTGATTCTCACCAAGTTGCCCTCATCATCATCGGCCGTCTTCAGGCTTCCGCTGATGATGTGCACGGGCATGAACTTCATCTCGTCCCCGCCGGACGAAGGCGCGCTGCTCGCATAGAAGAGGCGCTGCACCGTGTCCTTAGAGCAGAGGTCAAGGCGCATCGAAAAGCCGTCCTGACAAGATGCCTGCCCCAAACGGTGCTCGAAATAGGCGTTCCCGTCCACAAAGCCCTGCGACCTGCCCGAAACAGGCGCGACACTGAAGCAGGTGGCATCCATCTGCGGCGTGAGAAACTTGTCCGAAGATATGCTTATGGCGGACACCACTTTCGCGAGGCAGCACCTTCCCCAATAAAGCCCGTCCTCGCCCTCAAGTTTCTCGGCATACTTCATCTTTGAGGGCAGGCTGACCTCCGACAGGAGCTTCTTTGGCGGAGTCAGCTTCAGCTTCCCGCCGGACATCCTCTCAAGCGTGAAGTCCTGCCCGGCAAAAAAGATGCTCGGCGCAAGGCTGAACGTCCACTTTGAGGCATCCAAAGACGTGGCGGCCGCCAGCTGCGCGTCCGTGGCAACCCCGCTGGCCTCATACTCCAATGAAGGGATATGACTATATGAAGAACTATCCTTAGGTAAAGTTACCTTGGGAGGATTATCCAAGCCTATAAGCAGCTTATAATCAAAATGATGACTAACATCCAAATAGTTGTTGTATGTACCATGGTGTAACTTCGACACGGTGCCGCTCTCTGCATTCTTAGAATAGAGCATATCCTCGACATGCTTATATGAAAGATTGCTGAACGCAGTAGAAAGCTCAAGGGTTTCCTGAAAAAACTGCACGTTGAACACAGTAGGACTGCTGCTTATGCGTGCAACCTCCATAAACAGGCACGTGACATAAACCTTGCGCACGGAAGCACTTTTGTCCGCCGTGACCGTCAGCCCGGAAGCTATGTCGTTGGCACCCTCCCAAACATGCACGCCCTCCGGCATGAGGAACGGAACCCCATCATATCCGAGCACGTCCTCCGTACATTTGAGCAGCAACTGCCCGCTTTTTCCCGGAATATGTGAAGAGCTTACCCCCTTATAGTTCCAGTCGCAGGAGGCAACCACATCCCCAGCAGCATGTATCACTCTCGCCTGCTGCACGAAGGAGGTGCCTTTCACGGAGATGCCGAACCATAAAGGAACCACATGCTCCACCAGCTGCGTATTGGCCATGCCGTCAAAAGACCCTTTGCCCCTGCACAGGTTCTTGTAGAGCCTGTCGGAGCCGTCGCTGCCCGAAACGGAGCATGTGCATTTGTTGAACGGCGCGCTGTCGGCAGCCGAGTAATGCAGCTTTGATGTGGCACCCGAAACGGAAATATCCGCCAGATAGGGGACCACCTCCTGAAGGGAGACCTGAGGCCTGTCATAAAGCTCGACGGGCAGGCTGAAGGAGGCACGCATGGAACCTTCGGAAAGGCTTTCAAGCGGAACCTCGGCGACCGCCGACCCGTCACGCTCGATGCGGAGAAAATAAGCGCCGTCCCTAGAAAAGGCAAGGTAGCCGTAGGCACCATCCTTCCAGAGCGTGCCCTCAGAATTATGCCCCTTGAACCGGGCAACGACGCGGCTGCCGTTCACGAGCGTGCCCGAAGGAGGCCTGAACCCCTGAAAATCAAGGGACACCTCTTTGGACGCGTCGCGCAAGGACAGCCTGAGCGAGCGGTCCGAGCCTCTCTCAATACCATCGAGCACTATGTCCTTGTCCGTGGCTGTGGCATCAAGGCTTACGCTGCCGTCGGAAGAACGGCTGAGAAGACGGAAAGGCTTGCCGTTGATATGCCCCGTGACAGGCATGTCAACCCCATCGAGAAAAGCAACATCGTCCGCATCATGCGAAAGCACCCTGTTGGAGGGTACGTAGTCCACCGTGCCCAGCTTGGAGCCACCGGAATCCCGCACAACGAACCTGTACACGGGATACCTGTTTATTATCTGCCGGGTTATCTTGAAGTCCCCGGCCTCGACAAAAGCCTCGTTCACCTTGAACTGGTACACGCAGTTGCCCGCAGCCCACCCGTCATGCTCAAAGCGCACCGAAGTGGGCATGAAGCCTCCCTGAAAAAGCTGCCTGTTGTGCTGGAACAGCGGCTTTTGGGCGCGCACCAGCATCTCGGAGCTGTGCGTATCCAGCCCCGAATCCAAAGGTATGTCGTATGTCTGTCCGTCTTCCATAAAAATTCCTATAGCTTAATGTTTCCTGCCTTGACCTCCGCGACATAAGCATCCATAAGGAACTTATGCACAGCAGGAGGAATGTCTATGCCCAATGCCTCAAACTTTATGAGCACCGTGCCGACAGCAAGTATCATGTCCGGAGGATTCACAAAATAGGGCAGCGACCCGAAAGTGATGTCCCCTTTAAGGATGCCCAAAAGCAGGCGCGACGACGCGAGCTTGCTGTAGTCCTCCGGGTGCTCCTCTGCCTTCTGCTCGTCCGACAGAGGGTCGTTGAGGTGCACGGGCTGCATGTTGATGTAGCACTGGTCTATCAGGCTTGAGACCATCTCCCAGTCCACCTGCCTGCAATCCCCGGCCATATCAGGATACTTCGACAGGAACCTTATGTACAGCACGAGCATGTCCTTTATAAACTGCGACATCCCCGCCATCTGGGCTTGGAACACGCTGTCCCTCGTCTGGTCGAGCGCCACGACAGCCGCGGCAGAGCGCATGTTCTCCATGTCGAACGACGCGTTCTGTATACCCGCAAGCTCGTACATCGTGGTCTTATGCGACTGAATCTCGGCATCCAGCTGCGGGTCAAGCGGCGTGGGGTTGATGACGGTCATAAGCTCGGTGGCCGACCTTGAGGAGTCTATGTACAGTGCCTCGCCCGCCCCGTTCGTTATCGACTTGAGGGCAATGTCCACGTCGGAGTTGAACACGGGGACGGCCCCCTTGTACATGCGTATAATCTGCTGCTTTTTCGCGGCAATCCTGTTTATCTCCCTCTGGATAGGGTAGAGCAGGTCAAACATGGAGCTTGTGAGCTGCCTTGAGAACGACGTGTCCCACGTGAACGAGCACATGAGCACCTCGTCGAACGGATACGCGCGTGCAGGCAGCGTCTTCCCCGCAATAGTGACGAACACCTCATGCCTGATGCAATCGAAGAACATGCTGAACTCCACCGACGAGCGGTCGGCAAGCCCCTCCAGAAGCTCGGAGGCCTGCTTCCCGGGCAGCTCCTTTATGTACACGAAGACATCGGAGACGGGGAAGGCATAGTCCCGGTAGAGCATCTGCTTCACATGCCTGCGGTTGAACTGGCTCTCGTAGATGCCCACCTCATAGTCGTTGGCCTTCACCATCCTGCCCGTAAAGGGGTCTATGAAGGCATGCGAATAGCCCACGATGGAGGCATTGTGGAATGCCTCTATGCTTATGCGCGTGAGGTCGTCATGCTTGATGAACTTGCGCAGCATGCGCTCCACCTCGTCCTTGTAGACGACGTACTCGTAGCTCTGCTCCTCGGACATCAGCCGGGGAACAAACGATATGGTGCCCAGACGGGACGTTATCTGGTCGACTATCTGCTTCAGGTAGTTGTAGTTCGTCCCGTACCCGGTGTCCCCGCGCTCCTGCTCCATGCTCGTGAACGGGGGCACGTTGTAGGAGGACTGCGCATATGCCGAGGACTTGAGCGAGGGGAACATCTTGTTGAAGAACGCGCATATCTTGAGGAACTCCCTCGAATACTTCCCCTCTATAATACTGTTGAGCCTGTGAAAGTCGCCGCTTATGCCCTCGGGAACCTCCCAGCTGTCGGTCTCCTCCCCCGGATAAAGCGTCGGCCTGTACTCATGGTTCACCTTATCCTGTGACCATCCGAACGTCATAGCATGCACTCCTTGATGATGCCTATCTCCTTGAATTTAGGCGTATAAACTCCGACACAGCCATGTCATCATCCAAATGGTTGAATATGCTGTCGTCAAGGTTCCCCGCGTCACGGGAAGCCTTCGCCTCGTCATAGGTCAGCGTGCATGACACGCCGTCCCTGTCCTTTATCGTAAGGGTAAGCCCCTTGCCCGCAAGCTCCGAGGCACGCACCAGCAGCACAGCAAGAAAGTCAAATGACCATCTCTGCCTCTGGAGCAGCCTGAGTGCCTTCCTTCTCCTGCACTGCTCGAAGTATATGTCAATGAGCTTCCGCACGAGCGACGGCTCCCCCGCCGCCTTCCCCTTCCTGCCCATCAGAACTTCTCCTTGAGCGCGCCCGCAATGTTGCCCTGAGACTCCTGTGCCTCCCTCTCGTTGAGGTAGTCCGTGATGATGGCAAACCTCTTGTCCGCGTCGTTCTCAATCCTGTTGTACTTGTTGATGCCCTTGCGCTTCAGGAAATCCTGCATGGGTGCCTCATCCTCCTCCGACAGGCCGAAGGCCTTGACAATCTCCGGCGTGTTCAGGGCATTGTGTATCATGGCCCTGTATGTGTCCTTCATGGCACCGCGGCTCCTGCCGTCGGTCTCCGAAGGCGTGAAGTGCCAGTCGGCATGACGGGAAGCAGCCTGCTCCGCACGGTCGGCCTCCGTCTGCTTCGTCGCCGCATCCACATAGGACGCAAGCTGCCTGTCCTCGGCAGCCTTGTCGCGCAGGGATGACTTGTAGCTGTCAAGAAGCCCTTTCGCGGAGCCCTTGTCCAAGCCCTCGAAGCCCTCGAACCATCCCGGCTTCGCCAGCCTCTTCATGTTGGTGAGGTAGTAGTCGATGTCCCTCGGAGAAGCATCCTCCACCCCACGAATGTTGCGCATGACAGTCCTTCCGAGGCTGTCGGCGAACATGGGGGCATTGCCCCATTTCAACCAGTCCAGCGCCGAACCATAGTCGTTGACCATGTTCCAAGCCTTCTCGGGGTCCTCGTCCCACATCGGATGGCTGAAATTATAGATGGGCATGCTCATAAACGGAAACACGGGGCGCATAATCATCTTCCCGTCCTCACGGTACATGACGTTGCCGTCCTCGTCCCTGCGCGGAATCCACTCGCCAGTGGGCCGCGGACCCCTGCCCTCGGGGTCGTTCTCCGGGTCATACTCGGTGTCCGTGTAGCTGTAGAGCGGCCCGAGCAGCGGGCTGAAATCCTGCGAGCCGTTGAGTATGTTGGTGAGTATGGCCGACTTCTCGGGGGACACGTAGCCGAATCCTTTGTCATTCTTGCCCCCCACGATGCCATGAAAATGCACGTCCTCGCCGATGCGGCGGGCAGTGTCCGGGACAAGCTCCCGGATAGCACGGCGGGCATCAGGCCCGAACGAAAAGGCATAGTCATCGTCCCGCTTGTCAAAGTAGTCATAGAGGCTGTTCAGGCTGTTCAGGCCGTGCGTGTCTCCGCGCCGCTGAAGCTCCTTCTCATAAGCGCTGTCCGGAAACATGCGCAAGACCATTTTGGGCGCAGCCTTGACAAACCTCTTGTTGCCAAGCTCAGACCTCGTGATGTGGGGCATCAAAACCTCTGCGTGCATAAAAAACCTCCGTCAAAAACCTATAGCATTCCACAATACATATTACCCTTTTTCACTTTCATTGTCACAACCTCATCAAGCCTTTTAGGATGCTACTTTGCGTAGCATCTTTCTTGAACTTCATAAAGTCGTCATAGATATATTTCAGCTGCTTGTCAGACAAGACAACATCACGGCAACCACTGTATATGTTTTTCAAGCGCTCATCAGAGTATGTCGAACTGTCATACCAGTCGAACGCCCCGCCTTTCTGCGTAGCCTTTTTCAATATGTCAGTGTCTGGTACATAGTTGCCTGCAAGACCTGCATCAGACATATCTTGCGCAGCATAGTACACCGCCTTACAGTCTGCTCTTAATTCCTTGAAATTGTAGCATAGCTCCATAAGCGGGCTGCTTATCGACTTAGCAACTTCCATGTTGGCCTCTTGTTCTACCGGACCTTGCATAAGCCAATCATATACATCCTTCAAATAAGCCAGACACTCCTCTATATCCTTAAAGGTTTTATCAGCAGAGATAGTCTGCTGCTGAATATCAGAGCCTGCACCCATATCAGCATTTTCCAAAATGTCGAATAGGCTCCGGCACATGTCTATAGTTTTAGTAGACCTGCTTATGCTTTCATTAAGTGCACTCTGCAATAAGCTATACACCTTCTGTGTATCTTTATGCTTTGATGAATCAAAATTAACATCGGACACCTTCTGTGCATAGTTCTCTACTATTGGAATCAGATTATCTATATGTCTTACAGCGTTAGTAGCTTTGCTCACGTACACCATTTTCTTATTATTTGTAAGAGCATTGGGCATGACTGACTTTTTAATGACACGCTTCAGCTGCACTTCCGGCAGGTAATCCCTTGTAGGGTCGTAATTATCCTTGATAACATCATTATAATTGATGACATCACTATCATCTGCCTCAATAATGAGCGGCAGTGCATAAAAGCCCTTATAGAGTTCACCCGGTGTTATGCTATAAGCCAGACTCGCAGCTTCCTTATCTGCACTACTAAAATGTTTAGCATACTGGCTATTTTCTTCAATCTTATCCAAAGGAGTATATGTAGCAGTATGCATATCCTTATCATGGTCAATTTTATGCCAGCCGCTGAAATAATCGTCACCATGACGCTTGTCCTTGTTGGCAAATGCCAGTGCCGAGTATCCACGCTTCAAGTCAGGACCGACTGTTTGAAAAGGGTCCTTATCACCCAGCAAATGTATCTGCACAGTCCTATTCGGATGTGCATTTAAGCTATTATCATACTCCCTGTCAACATCGGACAACTTGTCAGCTATCTGGTCAGGTGGCAGCTCCATGAACGATTTACCTGTTCTGTTGTCAATGTACTGCCCCATATACATCGGATATAGAGCTGCATCAGGATTAACATTGCCCTTATCATCAACGTCCTCGTTCCTGATGTTGTACATCTTGATAAACTTTCTTACGGACACACTGCGCTCCCTATACTAAAATCCGATGGCATTCCACAACGCATAGCGCATGGCAGGCAGCAGGTCAGGGTGGTAAGCCTTGCTGTCCACCTCCTTGTACACCTCGCCGTTCGGCCCGCGCTTCAGAATAGTGGACTGAAGCTCCTGCTCGCATCTGGAGCCCTGCATTATAAGCAGGTCGCCCCGACGGAGAAGGTCACGTATCTTGTCATACATGATGGTCCTGTCCGTCTTGTGCGCGTTCTGAATGTTGATGCGAAGGTTCTCGTAGCCCTCGCCCGAAAGCCTCAGATTGATGTTGAAATGGTCCGTCAGGTGCTGGTCGGAGTCGTCGGCATCCCAGAGCACCCTCTTGTTCGCCTCCTTCGGCGAAAGGCCGGGGAACAGGTCGAGCGCATACTGCCACGCCGCACGCACCTGCTCGCCCAGATACTCAAGCTGCGACACCGACCTGTCCATGATGTCGAGGCGGTTGAACTTGTCCTCCCAGAACTGGTAGCCCCTGTGCTCGTCGTCGTTCCAGACGCAGCCCCATATGGTGTCGTTGTCACCCACGCCATAGTCGATGCCGAAAAGCACGCGCGTGGGCACGATGGTGGGCAGCACCTCGCGGGCATCGTACACGGAATACTCCGGGTAGAGCAGGAGGTCGTCGTCATATGCCCACTCGCCGTTGTACTCGCGCCGGGCAAACGAGCTTGACCAGTCGAGGCCCTTGTCATGGAGCACCTTCTCGACGAACTTCTCCCTCGACTCAAGGTCGACGGGGTGCGGGTTGTCCCTCCATGTCCAGCTGAAATGGGGCACGTCCCAGTTCTTCCATACCATCTCGCCATAAGTGCCCTTGACCCTCGGCGGCGTTCCCGCACAGATGAACGTGTAGTCGTCCGCGTAGTCAAGCTGCATAGGCTCAAGGACCTCCCTCTGCATGTACTCAAGAAGCTCGCTCTTGAGATGGAAGAACTCGTCTATGACGATGACCTTCGCGGCCTTTCCGCGAATCTGGTCGGGGTCCTTCGTGTTCGACAATCCCCTTATGATAATCTGGGAGCCGTTGTCGAAGTGCCTCCAGTCAAAGCGCATGCCCCTCTTGTTCCTCAGCTGGCACACGTCGATGATGTCCTGCGCCGCCTTGTTGACGAGCGCCTCCGACAGCTCCATCGTCTCCCCGATGTACATGACCTGCGTCCGGGGCTTCCTCAGGCACTCAATCATAAGGAGCGCCACAAGAAGGTGCGTCTTTCCCGCACGGCGCGAGCAGCACACCAGCTTGACACCGTTGCCCGAGTTCAGCACCTCAAGCTGCTTGTCGAACAGCGTCTTTATGATGGCATACACGTTGTACGTGTTGTCGTAGTCGTACTCGACCTGCTTCGTCTCCGCAGGACGCCCGTCCACGCGGTCGTGCAGGTATATCGCAAGGCGCGTGTCGCCGTGCAGGGCACGCAGGTACATGGCACGCTCAAGCGTGTCCTTGCGCTGCTCCGCGCTCCTGTAGCTCGTCAGCACAAGCTCGTTCACCGCGTCAAGCTGCCTTATGGCCTCGCGCACACGAAGCTCTATCAGCTTCGTCTGGTTCTTCGAGACCGTATATGTCTGTATAGTGCCTTCCTCATCGGGCATGTCTATGCCGCCAGTCACGGCCGCCGACGTGAGCAGGTTCTGCCAGTTGGCAAGGCTGTTCTCGGCAAGAAACTGCGCGTGCTTGGGGTCGGCCTGCACGAACTCCGCAAGCGTCTTGCCCGCCGCATGGGCAATCTCATACACGGAATCAAACTGCGGGAGCATCTCCCCCGGGGACGACGGCTCCTCCTTCGCAGGGAGCATGTCCTCCTCCGTCGAGCGCTGGAGCATCTTGCGTATGCCCGACGAAAACGACTCGCTCCTCGCCAGCGCCTGCTGCTGCTCCTCCACGTCCGCGGCCTTGTCAAGCTCGTCCCAGTCCTCAAAATCGGCGGCAATGCGGGACTCCACAACCTCGGGCACTGCCCGGCTCTCTTCGTCCATCAAAGCACCTCTATATAGCTGACCGTCTTGAACAGCTCAAGGACAGCCTGCACCTTGTCGGAGGCAACCCTAATCCTCAGAAGGGTCGACCCCGGCACGGCTGAGGCCTTGCGCTGCACAGGCTTCCTGTGCAGAAACTTGTTTATGGCAGGGGCATGGTAGCTCGGAATCGTCGAGCAGAACTTCAGCGCCCCCTCCTTCGTAACCTTCCCGTAGGAGGAGGTAATCTGCAAGAGCATCTTCCTCGCCTGCTCCTCAGTGTCCGCGTCAATGTATATGACCGGAAGCCGCTGGGAGGCAATCTCCGTGTCCTTGAGCGCCATAGCACCTATGGCTTCGAGCCTGCCATGCCCGTCAAGCAGGAAGTTGACGTTGCCGCAGCGCCACACGACAAAGGGCATAAGCAGCCCGTCGGACTGTATGCTCTCCTCAAGCGCCCGCACGTCCCTGCCCGTGCGCTTCTTCAGGGTGCCCTGAAACGGCGTGAGCTCCCCCAACAAAACCGTGTCCTGTGTCTGGCACATAATTCTCAACATGGCAAGCCTCCTATTATGACATGATAGCATGAACGGCAGCTTCGTGTAAATACAATCCGCCCGGCACGAGCATGGGGGCAGAGCATCCTGCCTTTGGAACCCTAAAATGTCAAAGGAACCCCGAAAAACGGCAATGGCAACCTGCCAAGAATATCCTGAAAAATGCCAAGAATAACCTTAAAATGCCAAAAATCCACGTTTTTTTCGTATAAAAAAATCCGCCCTTTTCAGCCCCTCCCCGAGCGTCCCGCCCGGGCGGCTGGTTTTGGCACCTTATGCACACCTATTTCGGGACATTTTTTAGGGTGCCAATGGCAAAAACCCCTTTTTCGTATATTCGCGCCCAAAGACAGACCCGGCGGAGGCAAAATTTTTATATGAAAAAAAGGTGGGTTTTTGGCATTTTTCGGTGCATAAGGAGCACGGGGGCACAAAGAAGAGGAGGTTTTTCTGGTTATTCTTGGCGTTTTTCTGGTTATTCTTGGCGTTTTTCATTTTTCATATAAAAAATCTTTATTTTCTTCAATTTTCATACATCGGAGAATGGGAATTAAATTTACTCGTAATATGTATGCATATATAAATATCTGTATATAAGAGTAGAAAAACGCACCTCGCGACAGATTTCTTATACGAAAAATAAAAAGTGACAATGGAACGTTTCAAGCAGCGTTCGAGGATGCGTGCAAACACGTACGCTGCTCCTGTGCTGCTGTTCGAGGATGCTCTCTTCCTTCACCTCTGCTCCTGCTCAAGGGTGCATGCTCCATCGGGGTTTTCTCATGTTTTTTGGCCAAAATTTTCCTGTGCATGCTTTGGTATGTTACATGTAACTGATTTTCAACATGTTCTAAATTAATGCTATCGAGCGATTCACGAACGAATCAAGACAGACAGACGGTGATGCACCGTATAGGGACGGGCGCGAAGTGCATAGCGAATCATGCGTAACGCATGGCGCATTGTGCATAACGCATAGCGCATAGTGCATAGCGCATTGACGGGGCGGGGCTCATGCCTAGTCCTCCGATGTAGCGTGCATAGTGTGCAACGCATTGTGCATAGTGTGCAACGCATTGTGCATAGTGCGTCGGGCTTCGCGCCTTCAGGGTTTTTTGGTAATGGCACGCGTTGCGTGTGCAAAAAATACCTAGTGTCCCTATACGTGCTAACTGTCAAGGAAGGTGAACTATGGCAAAGACTCTTAGTTCCAAAGCATGGGCGCACTATGTGCGCGCCGCAAAAGAAAATGGGTATGCTTCGATATTCGAAGCGTATGGAAGACCGAGCCATGACAAAATCATGGCATGGCGCAATCTGTCGAACAAGTGCAGCTATGCACGCATCGTGTCAAAAAGCACGTTTAACTTTACGGTGCTTCGGCGCGTGCACGTTTCAGGCGTTGTGATGTACAACATCGTCACACGCGACAACAGCTATACAATTAGCAGGCTCGACCTTTTGGAAGCGCTCAACAAAGAGCACGAGAAAGAGTTGATTCTCTACATCATTGATGTAGAGAAAATCAGCCAGCCACTCGACGAGGCTTTTGGCTTCCGAAACTAGGCACATGCACGGAACACGACACAAGAGAGGGAAAATATGGTTATGGAAAACTTATTTAGCACAGGGCAATGGGTATATTTTGTGCGCGCCGCAAAAGAGCAGGGGCGCACTTCATCAAGGCATGCACATATGCGCGTCGTAAAAAACGTGTTTGGCTATGTCACGCTACAGTGCATGCATGATGACAAAGGGGCTTATTATGTCCTCACAACATATACCCGTGGCAAGAAAGAGCTTGTCTGCTCGATAAGCAAGGATGAGCTCTTGAATCTGCTCATGAAGGCACATGAGCACACGCTCGCAATGTACATCCTTGAGGCTGAGGCTGACTAAACGGACTCATGCACGCGTTCGTCGCGTGCATGATGAAACAACACATAACACACATAAGAGAGGGAAAAGACTATGACTATGAATAATGAATGGGAAACAATGGTTACTGATGCTGTAAAAAAGTTCGTGAGCGCGCCACGCTCATGCACGTCAAAAGAATCGCTTGTGAATGGCGGTTACATGTCGGAAGAAGAGTTCGCGTTGTTAAAAATGGCTCCGCGCTCACGTGAGATGAGCACGTCGGGTGCGTGCTACCCGACTGTCGGGGGGCGCATATTGCCCGAGTCAGCATTGAACGATGCTGAGCGGGCACGCCGCACGGCATACGTCCGCGAGACGCGACGTGCACGCCGTCAGCGCGGGGAGCCATGCCCGCAACGCGTCACGAAGGGAGGGACTGTCATAAGTCCCGAGGACATGGAGCGCATTGTAAAGATGCGCACGTTCTTGAATGAGCACGGTGCAAGCGACGAACTGAAAGCCCTCTTTGAAGGCTTGCTCCCGAAACGCAAGGACAACCCGCTCCGCGACCTTTTCGGCGTGGAGTATCTCGGGGAGATTTCATCTCCCGTGTCGAGTGCATGGCTCTTGTTCTCGAAGAGGGACGGCACCCTCTTTGAGAAAAGGAACATCACGTTCATCGAGGCACTTCGCGAGGGCGGACGGCAACGTTCAACGCCTAGCAAGGTGCTTGAGTTGGTGGACAGGCTGAATGCCGAGGGAATCAACGTCGAGAAGTGTATCATCGACATTGACACGCTTCTTGCATGAGCGTATGGGCACGTCCTTGCATGGGGCGTGCCCTGAATGGAGGGAAAGAACATGAACAAACAGATAGAATTGCTCATTGCGTGCGAGAAATTGCGCGTTGCGATACACAATGAGAGTGCATGTGCCCGCTACACTTCAGCACATGCAAGAAACAAAGAGGCATGGAAAGCCATGCTCTCGACGAGCACGAGGAACGGAGGACATAAAAATGCGATACGGAATTAGGAGTGGAGGTCTCGAGTCCTTCACAAAAGGAATGTGCAACCTTGCCCGAATAGTGGGCGACAAGAAATCCCCGTGCATGGCGGACTATGCACTGAAGGACGAGGATGAGGCTCATGCACGCGCCATAGCCGAATCACTCGCCGAAGAAGTAATCCTGCTCGGTGATGAATCAGGAATCATCGAGCACTATTGTGCGGGGCGTGCCGCGAAGACATACCCGCACAACGGGCACAACATCATCGTGGTGCCTAAAAGAGGCATCATCTACGAGGATGAGGTGCTCTCGGACGACAGCACATATGTGCACTCTTTGAAGGACTTGTTTGTCCTCGGCGACACGTCCTTCATTCGTGCCGTGTGCCTGTCCACGGAGACGGCACGTGCCCATGTCCGATGGTTCCTGAGCGCACTTTGTGCTTACCATGAGAACATGACAGACATCAATTTTAAGGCGGTACTTTTACAGTGCTATGAGGGGCACAAGTCTATAAGGCAAGTGCTCGACAGTGCGCTGAGACTGTCCTGACAGCAAAGAGGAGGCACAATATGGATAGGCTTATATCTATCGACAGATATGACAGGGATTATGACACGCGCAAGCTGACATATCTTCATAGTCTGTTCTTTTTCAACGGAAAAAGAATCAGCAGGGAAAGATTCTATGCCCTTGTTTCAGGGTGCAATGCACCCGTAAGGACGATTAATGTCGCCGGTGCATGGTTTGACATTAAAAAATATTATGCCGTGTAGGAGGATGCAAATGGACATTCATGAAGCATTCGAGGCATATGTCCTCGACATAAAGCAGAACGGGTACAATCAGGCACCCTCCGGATGGAGGGACTATGCCTCATGCCGCGGGGGCGAGACATACAGCCATCATGTCTTCACGTCCATAATGGGAAGACAGACAGTGTGCTATCTGTACATGCCCTACATGGACACATACAAAGATACCATGTTTTGGGCGGAAACGCCCTGCAAGAGCGACAGCATGTACCTCACGGGCGACATGCTTAAAGAAGTGCTCTCTTTGGGCCTCTTGCCCAAAGAGTATGTGGACTCAATCGGGGACTGGTGCCCCATAGAAACGGAGGATGAAAATGTTTAAGTTGAAGAATGAGTGCGATGTGGAAGGTATGATGGAGTACCTTATCGAGACAGGCACGTGCACGGAGGACGAGCTGAGACTCGTTGCATACATCAACGGACAGAATCAGGAGACGATGGAGAGCATTCTCTATGCCCGCACGGGCTACCGTTCGTTCAGGCAACTGGACGACGTGACATTCGAGGATGACGGGGATGAGAAGGAGGAAGAAGGATGCTGATTTTCATAAATAGAGCGGCACGCATGGCATGTGCCTCGCTCATGCACGAGCGCGTGTCTACAGGCACGAAGCAGGGCACGTCATGGGAAGACATAATGGACAACATGAGAGGCGTGCTGGGCACATATGTCAAGGAGCATACGATGTGCCTGCTGAAAGATGATATGATGATACTCAATGCCTATTTGTATGGGGCACCCGATATACATTACAAGTTTAACAAGCTCGGGAGGTATGTCAGGGTCATGTCCCACAGGTATGTCTACGTGAATGGCGAACGTTATGCCCCTTCAACAGCGTCGGATTTGCTGGGGCTGTTGTGCCCGGGGTGCCCATCATCTTTCAAGGAGGCGTGTATGTCGTGGCTTCTTGCTGTGCATAGCATAGCACCGGACATGCACATCGAAGAGTACTATTTGGCATACATGCGTGTTCTGAGATGGCTTTATACAGGCAAGGGCACACGTCCCACAACATGGGACATGGACATGACATACAGAATGCTCATGTCTGAATATTAAGGAGGATTGGAATGAAAATCAATTACATCAATTCAAGCGCAAGCATTTTCTACGGGTTCTATGACAGCCCGTACTACAACTCGGACATGCTCTACTACTATGGAGAGCATCCCGATGGATACACGTTTGAGTTCAAAAACGAGCATGGATGGGAACGTTACACACGCGACGTGTGTACATGGTGGGTGGCACACCTCCGCGATGCACTGGATGCCTTCGGCGAGGGGAACCCTCTCGGAATGAAAGTGGGCAAGTTTGTGGAGTTGCACTCGCCGCGCGAGTACAATTTTACCACGGACAAAATCGAGGTCGAAATAGAGGTGAACATGCACCACCTCAAGAAGTGGTGCATGGTAACCATGCACGATGATTTCGACGAGTATCTCCGCAAAGCATGGTCATCAAGGGACGGGTTTATTTCCTTCATCCCCAACAACGTGCACGCATTCAAGCGCAAGTACGACAGAGGGGATGACAGGGACACTCTCAGACAAATCATGGTGGAGTTCTATCTCCTCCATGAGGTGGACATGGATGCCATGAATGAGAATGTCATGGACAGCGCGGCATGTGCCCTTGACAACCACATTGCACTCGAGGACGAGGAGGGCACGCAGTACGTGTACATCTGGAACGAGAAGGACATGTACGTTCCCGCGGAATGGGACAAAGACAAGAAGATGTACATACCTTTGGAGCCTTACCGCGACTAACAAGACAAGACATGAACATGATGCACGCTCCTGCATGGGACGTGCATCAAGGAGGGAAAAATAATGGACAAAAAAGAACTCATAAACACGTTGATTGAGGTGCTCAATGCACCTGAGAAGAAGGACATCACATGTGAGGACGTTAAGGCATGGCTACATGAAAAGGCCACACAGGAGGATGTGAGAAGGCTTCTTCAGCAGGACAACTGCTATATGATTGAGGCATTGGATGGCTACTATCATGCACGTGTCCATGACGACGAGGAATATCTCAATGTCAACACGGCGAACGTGGACGACATATGCAATATCGTCGCCGACAGCAACAGACAGGCACTGATTGAGAGATTGTGGGATGACTTGCCTGCTTCAGACAGGCGCGAGTTTGTCCTTAACTATCTTGAGAACACGCTTTAAGGCTAAGGAGGAGAAAATGTACGTTCCAAAGGGATTGGTATTCACTGATAGACTTAATGACATCATGCGCGAGATGGACGCGCAATTGTTCGAGAAGGAGCTGACATGCGCCGAGAGGATACAAAAGGCATGTGCCTATGCCTACGAACAGCTTGAGGGCTTGTTTCGGGATGTGTCCAAGTGCACATACATGCCTGATGAGGCATACCGCATTATAAGAGCGGCGCTGGATGCACACAATGGAGGAAAAGCACAGGTCATACAGGAGGGGAGCCACTACGTTGTGCCCCTCAAAGAGTGCTTTGTTATTCTTGCATCGGGCGGGACTGTGCTCGGCAAGTACACGAACGATGCAGAGGGGTATGCCGCATATTTTCAGGAGCAGTGGAATCTGGTGCGTGACATTAAGCAGATGGAGAGCATGGCCTGCGTGCTTGAAAACCTCACGGAGCAGGAGTTCATCCTGCTCGAGTGGGCATCAAGTGCACGCCCCTTGAGGACAAGTGACGGGACATTGCTGTTCACGTCCTACCCTATGCTGGTGGACATCGAGGAGTTGCTCGAAGGAGAATGAGAGCATGAAGGAGATGTTCATTCTGCTGATTGTACTGTTGCTTTTGGCAACATTCTACTGAAACAAAAGGCACATGCTGAAAAAGCATGTGCCCCTACCAAGATAGGAGGCATTATATGCAATGGCTGAAAGCGGGAAGACCGCGAAAAGAGAAGGAGAGCATGCCCGAAAAGACGGGCAAGGCATGGACACCGGAGGAGCTGGCGCTCATTTCCGGCGTGGGCAACAACGCGTACATCATGCTCGGAATCGCCGTCGTCCGAAGATGGATTGCCGACGGGAGGCCCTCAAAGGATGAGGAGGGCGTGCGCGTGTGGCTGGACATAATAAGGGACAGCCTCAAGGACAAATGCCTTGGACAGGCATGCCCGGAAATGCCTGAAGGAGGATGCTATGAATAAACAGGCAATGCTTTCAGGCATAAGCCATCGGCTCACGGAGCTTGAGGGAGCATATGCTTCCGCGTGCGAGGGGAAGTCGGACACGGGAAGCATGTACACGAAGAACAGTGCCGCCGTGGCACGCTCAAGGCTCAAGCGTGACATTCAGATACTGCTCCTCATGCAGGAGCTTGCCGTGGGTGTCCGCGACGGCTATGAAATCAACGATGACGATGCCCTTGAGGGATATGAGAGGCTCATAAGCCCTTCAAAGGCACACAAATAAAACATAAATAAAGGAGACAATACTATGGAAAGACCGAAGGTTATCAATTGGTTTATACCTTGCTCACCGCGCTGGGGCATCCGCGTGCAGGACGAGGCATGCTGGGGACATGGAAAGACAATCATGTTCATCGACCGCAAATATGCACGCTTCGACGGAGGCGACTGGCACTACGGCCAGCCCACATATTCTTATGGGGTCAGAACAATCGCCGCACACAAGCATGGCGTGCCACTTTGCCTTGACGCGGGCGCACGCTGGTTCGTGGATGCCGATGCCGTAAACGTCGCAATCGAGATTGCAAAAAGATATGTTGAGGAGGAAAAGAATGTTCAGTAAAGAGAGAATGACAGGACTGTTCATCATTTGGGCGAACAGCACGCCAAGCACGATATATGAGGCATACAAATGCCCGTCCAGAATCAAGGTCAGGGAATATGCCCTCATAAAGCAGGACAAACATAACCGCGGTGTCTCGGTCATGTCTGCGACATGCCAATTCTTCTCCGTGGGATATGTCCGCGAGGAGGACGGCAAGCTGTGGTTCGTGTACAACACGGGACGCAACAAGCACGTGCTTGACCTGTCAGGGAATCGGACATTGCTTGACATGGCATATGAGCACCTGTCAGCAAATCAGGAATGGTTTGACATAGCATATGAGCACCTTCAGGTGCTGGGCAACGAGCAGTGATAAGGGAGGACGAAATGAACAGAAGATTCGAGGAAAACGACAAGGAGATGTTTGAGGTGCCCTGCACTGTGTTCAGGGAAATGCTTGAGGTGCCCTGCACTGTGTTCAGGGAAATGCTTGAGATGCACGCGGTGAAGAAGAGCTTCGTGCTCCTTGAGGGCAAAAGCATGGAGTCATACTACGTCCACATGGTGAGCGGGACACACTACTGCGTGAGGAGCACTGTCCTTCCGGACGGCATCATGCAGAGGGCATTCAAGGTTCCGGAGAACACGTGGATGCGTGCATGGGAGGCTTACAAGGAGCAGGCCGCAGAGACAAAGCGCATATATGAGCAGAAGCTCAGGCATATGGAGGAGCTTGAGGCACAGGCTTCGCCCGACAAGTATGTCTTCTTCATGCACTACAAGAAGGCGCTGGGCTTCCAGCACAGGGACATGCGCATATAGGGTGCCCGGGTGCACGAGCCAAAACAGGAGCTGGTTTTTCGTATAAAAATACAATCGTGTTTTTCAATTTCAACTCGGAAAATAAAAAATTTTTTTCTTCGAGTTGAGATTGCAAAAACAAAATGAAATTTTATACGAAAAATTGAGATTGAAAGTTGCAAGGGCACATGCTGTTCCTCATGCCTGTGCTCTATAAGGGGAGATGACGAAATGAATTTGCATGGTGAAGGTGCCGAGGTGTTGTCCGAGGCAGTGCTCAGCGTCCTTGACTGGCGGGATGCTGATGGCGAAGTCCTCTTTGGGGACATGGACAAGAGTGTTGCTGTTGAGGCTGTGGTGAACGTCCTTCAAAGTGGCAATGCCCTGAGCCTTGAGTCCATATGGACGGAGTGCATCGAGGTCGCGGCCGCCCGGGCAGGCATACCGTCCGGATACATATACGCGGAGTTCAACTATATGTGCTCCGATGTGTATGTGACGAAGGAGGCTGCATCCCTGCCCGAATGGAAGGACAAGTCAGAGGCATTCACGAAACTTACGGGCTTCGAGCCTATCGAGGGGGCATGATTATGCGCGTGTATACAGGCTATAAGTTCCGGGAGGTGTACCTCTCGTTCAGCGTGCACGGCACGGGCCGTCTCTGCGATGTGGAGGTGCTCAAGGCGACGGATGATTCCGCCGAGCTTGCCTTTATCAGGCAGGGCCTGCCTGAGGTTCTGGTTGTGGACATGTCCTGCATACTTGGCGTGCGCTTTCCGGCGGATGTGACATGCTCGATGACCATAAACAAGATGAAGACACGCGTGCATATGTCGGCTGATGAGGCATACTTTGCACGGAGCAGGGGTCTGGCTGTTGAGGAGATTGAGGATACTGAGGAGGATTCACATGTGGAAGAATGAGAGTGCTTTTGTCAAGTATGTGTCGCACAGGCTGGAGGCGGAGGGACTCAATGTCATGCGCATAGAGTCTGCCGCCACTGCTCCCGGGTGCCCTGACATGTATGTCATGGGGCGTGGCATGTCGACGTTCATTGAGTTCAAGAACATGCCCGACAGGAGCATACATGACGGGCAGTGGCGCGTCCCGTGGCGTGCCGGACAGCAGGCATGGGCGATGCAGTATCTCTTCTCGCACCGCATCGAATATAAGGGGCAGTTCCATGATGGCATGGCTTCATGGACGGCCGTGGGCCTGAAGGACGGCGTGCTTTTGATACGCATGAGCGTTCCTTTTAAGGACAACCTCGTGCTCAAGGACAGGCACGCCCCTTATATCTGGCTGTTCGGCAGGAAGGAGTTTTCTTCCTTAGATTTGCGCGGATTCTTTTTCAGGCATACGCGCAGGCTGGTTCCCGTCATATGCGCGGGAGATTCATGGAGGGAATATTTGAGGAGGCAGGCGGGGCTTGTGATTGGCGAGAAGTTCGGCGGGCACTTTGTCGGGGCAACTGTTCCCGATGACAGCACGCTCGCCCATGTTGCGGGCGTGGACGATTCCCGTCTGGGAGATGACATCAGCGTGGATGAGCCGGAGCCTGCGGTGCGCATGCTTGTCGAGCGCTCGATGTCCGAGAAGTTCTTTCAGGACTATCAGGCAGTCATCGCGCCTTGCGTGCGCCTCTCATAGCCGTCATGGGGGCTTGGGATTTATTAGCTAATAATTTAGCTTTCCGCTTTTTTCGGGTAATCTTTTATTGAGGGCGTTCATGTGGCGCATCTGCCGGAGCATCCGCCGTCGGCGGTGGTCGGGTGTGACCGCATGATGTCTAAGGAGGTTTATATGGAAGTGACAGCAAATCGGTTCGAGGTCGTCGGGGACAACGTTCAGGCGAGCAAGCGCGAGGAAAGGCTTGCCCGCAAGCGTGAGGCGGCCCGCAGGTACAAGGAGAAGGCCGAGCAGGAGAAGGCACTTTGCATTGCCAATGCAAAGAAGTTCATCGAGCGCATGAAGGCCGACGGCCTTTGGGACAAGCTCGACGATGAGAGCCGTGCTTTCGTCGAGGGCATCGCGCAACCTGCCGCCACCGTCAACAGGCAGAGCACGTTTGCCGTCCTCTTTGGGGAGTCGCCCAAAGTCGGGGACAGCATCACGCTCGGCGATGCCTTCCAGAAGACGCTCAAGGGCAAGGCTACCCTTGATGCCTACTTCAGCAGGTGGGCCGCGAAGGGTGTTGTGGTCACGTTCTCCCGGGCGGAGAATGTCATGGAGTCCACGTACACAATAGAGGCGCTTGCAATGCCTGTGTCAGAGGGCACCGACATTGATTGAGCAATAGATTCTGCCATTGGAGCATGGGCACATGTCCATGCTCCTTCTTAGGAGGATAGGCTTATGCTTGAGCATATCACGTTCGAGGAGTTCACCTCGATGGACAAGAACATGGACACGCTCATCAAGGTCAGGGCACGCTGCCTTTTCCTTGAGGCCACTTGTGCTTGCAGCGCTTGTTCATGCTCGGCTTGCGAGGTGTACAAGAAATACACTGCCTGCTACCAGTCGCTTGCATGGTGTGACCAGCTCAAGGTTGACCATGAGGCGGAGAGGCTGTTCGCACATAAGATGATGTCCTACAGGCTGCTCCGGCGGAACAGGCTTCAGATGCGGGTAATCAGGGGCATGCTCATCACTGCTCTGGTGGTGCTGCTTGCTATGGTGGCGGTGGACAAGGCACATGGGCAGCCCATGCCCCAGACACCCAACTACTACTACAAGGATGCCTTCATCGTGAGGCTTCTGAAGGAGACCCATTCGCAGGTGGAGGATGTGAATTTCGACGGGGACGTAAACTGCATCGACTATGCAGTGACGTTCAAGGAGCTGTGGGACAGTCGCTATCCGGCGGGCAGGTGCGAGATACTTCGGAACCACAATCGCGCGGCAGGATGGCACCACCTGTTCATCAGCATAAACGTGGGCAGGTGGCTGTACATTGAGCCACGGGGCAATGCACATAACTACAGGATGTCCGATTTTTGGGGTGACAGGTACAATCCCGCATACACATCGTTTGGGGAGACATCCAAATGGTTGGAGGAGGACAAGCGTGGGAAGAACTAGCACATGCTTGGAGGGATACATGAGGCTTGCCCTGCATATTTTAAGCTCGGGCGTTGAGCAGCAGGATGATGCTTTCTTGGCTTCGGAATGGTGCTCTTTCCTGAAGGCTTATGTGGGGCAATATTACTGCTCGTCGGACAGCCATGCTAAGGCGAGCGTTGTTTATGTGGAGGATATGTGATGGCTGATAAATTAAGGGGTACCCATTCGCAGGTGGCATGTCCTGTTGTGTGCCTGCATGATAAGGACAGGCCTGACATGGTTCCATACGGGCACCAGCAGGCTGCCATTGAGCGCTACAAGGGTCAGGATGACATTGCCCTGTTCTTCGAGATGGGGTGTGGCAAGTCGTTCACCACATTGCAGATTGCACAGGCAAAGTACCTCAAAGGCGAGATACAAGGACTGCTCGTCATCGCGCCCAACGACGTGCACAAGCAGTGGTATGACGAGCTGGTGTATGGCGTGGACAAAGACCGCGACGGCATCTTGTGGCAGGAGCTTCAGGTTGATTTCGAGGCACAGTGCCTCGGGGGACGCGGAGGGCAGAAGGAGCTTCTTCCGTTCCAGACGGACGGGCTTTTCAAGTTCGTGTCCGTGAACATAGACACGTTCTCCCAGCCGCATAAATGGGAGTCCGTGGTGGAGTGGGTCAACAGCGGCAGGTATATGATTGCTGTTGACGAGGCAACAGTTATAAAGAACCCTTCATCCAAGCGCAGTCAGAGGTTATTATATGCTTTCAATGACATTACAAGACGTGGCAGAGTCATTGTACGCTCTGTTAAGCGATGCCCTGTCAGGGCTGTGCTCACAGGTACTCCCTCTACTAACGGACCTGTTGACCTGTGGGCAATCATGGAGTTCGTAGAGCCGAACTTTTTTGGTATGAACTATTTTACGTTCAGGGCTTATTACGGCATGTATACAAAGCTCACCGTGACCACGGGCTACGGCTCGAAGAGGGACGTGGACGTGCTGCTCAACGAGCGGACATGGTATGGCATACATGCCTGCGCGACCTTTGCCGAGGCTCAGGCATCCTTCGGGTGCACCGAGGATACCTACATGACCATAAAGCATCAGTCAAGGTATATGGGGCCATACAAGCATGCTGACGACCTCAAGAGGAGGCTTGAGCCTGTGGCCACGTTCCTGAAGCTCACTGACTGCGTGGACATGCCTCCGCAGAAGTATGTGCTCCGGAAGGTGGGCATGTCGGATGCTCAGAAGGAGGCCTACTCTTCCATGAAGAAAGACCTGCTCGTGCAGTATGGCGGCTATCAGGCTACCGCCAAGAACAAGCTGGTCGCCAACATGAGACTCCAGCAGATAGCATCGGGTTTCGTTGTCGGGAGAAAGGCATATGCCGACTGGGAGGCTCTTCTTGATGGGGATGATTTTGAGTCCGTCGATTTTCTTCCGGATGAGGTCGTGTGGCTGGGTGACAGCATACCCAAGATGAACGCGCTCATGCAGGATGTCTCCGAATGTGACAAGCCCCTGCTTATAATGACGCGCTACAGCGCGGAGGCCTCCAAGATATACGAGCTGTGCATGGATGCCGGGTACAGGACGGGGCTGTTCACGGGATGGAAGGTCGTGGGCGGCGTGGATGCCTTCAAGGAGGGCAAGCTCGATGTGCTTGTTGCCAACAGCAGTAAGATTTCGAGGGGGTTCAACTTGCAGATTGCGCACACGACTTTGTTCTACTCGAACACCTTCAGCATGGAGGTGAGGCAGCAGGCTGAGTTCAGGACGTTCCGCATGGGGCAGAAGCATACGTGCCTGTATGTGGACTACTCTGCCTCTGATGTGGACGAAACCATTATGAAAGCCCTGAGGCTGAAAAAGGACATGCTCGATTATATAAGGGACAAGGACTTGAAGGAGGTCTTATGAAAAATATTCATGTTTCCGCTTTGCGGATGGCGGTGCTCGTATGCACTGCAAAACCAACAGGCAATGTATGCAAATACTGTCTTGAGCCTATACCTGTCGGATATTTCTGCTGTCGCAGGTGCTGGAAGGCATACGAGGAGGACTGACATGGACACGAACCTTGCGCGGGAGACGGTGCAGGAGCTGTCGGCCCTGTATATGGGGCCGGATGACGTTGAGGGCGTGCTCTATACGGTCGGTGGCAGCAGGTACTGCTGCACGTTTCAGGAGTTTCTGGCGGCCGCCAAAGAGTTTGACTACGACGACGGGGACGGCTCCGTCTATGTGAGTCCTGATATATGCGTGCTTCTCAAAGACCGCTCGTGGCTTGAGAGGGTGAGCCTTGACGGGAACGAGTGGTGGATGCACAGAAGTCCTCCGAGCCTTGCGGGTGCGAGGGCGCGCATCCCTTCTCAGAGGGACTTGCAGTTTGAGCGCCTATGACACAGCAGCAGAAATATCGGTTCCGTATGTCCGCAGCATGGAAGAGCTTCCGTGCCTTCTGCAAGAGGAAGGCAGGGTGCTTCGATTTCATATCCCGGCAGCCCCTCACGCCGTCATGGAACCTGCATCACCTTGACTTGAGGGACAAACATTATACGGACATAAGCGATGCAGGAAGATTCCTGCCCCTCAATAAAAGCACGCACGAGTTCGTCCATTGGCTGTATGTTCTTTGGAGCAGGGACCCCGAGGTGCTCTCGCGCATCGGGTATGTGCTTGAGCGGATGAGGCAGTGTACTTTTGATGGTGCATGTAAACATAAGGAGATTTCAAAGGAGGTTTCGATGAGGTGTTCTGAGATAAGCAGGGCTGAATTTGATGCCCTGCTCGTTCTTGACAATCATTATGAATGTAACGGCTGCTGCTTTGAGGAGGGCACGAACAATCTCGTGGCATTTTCGATGTGCCTTCCGGAGAGGGACAGGCAGATGGCTTTTTTCAAGGTGGTGCATGATGAAGCATGCTGAATTTAAGCCGGGAGCAGTGCTCAGGCATTTCAAGAGGAATTACATGAGCGTGAGCCAGCTGGCAGAAGCGCCCATGAAATACATGTATCTTTTTATAGGATATGCAAAGCATACCGAGACAGGACAGAGGCTGGCTATATACAAAGCCCTCTATCCTGTGGATAATGGTGAGCCTTCGGGTTTGTTCGTCCGCCCTGCCGATATGTTCGAGTCTGAGGTGGACAGGACCAAATATCCTGATGCCTGCCAGAGGTTCCGGTTTGAGGAGGTCTTATGACTGTGACCGAGGAGATGAGAAAAAGCATACGCGCCGATTTCAGCAAGGCGGCCGCGATACAGGCGGATGCCTACATCGAGGGCATCGAGGCTTTGGACAGCTGTATGCCGGAGGATGCTACCGAACAGATGCGCAATGATGCTATGGCGAAGGTTGTGGCGGCATGTGTCGGAGCACTCCAGAAAAACAGCGAGGCTTTTGCAGTGGAGATGCACAAGCAGGTGAATATAATCAGCAAGGAGTTTTCAGATGGAAAATGATTTTGGTTACCTCAGCGTGGATAGTGGGGACAAGCAGGTGCTCAAGCACTTGTCCGAGATGGGCGAGCAGCTCAAGAAGCTCAAGGAGGAGCAGCTTGCTGCCGAGGCGGCGGCTGATGCGGCGAAGAAGGCCTACGAGCACTTTGCCAACGTCGTGCTCCCCGGGGAGATGTATTCCTGTGGCGTGCACTCCATCACGCTTGCTTCGGGAGGCGTGATGGAGGTCAAGCACAACTTCTACTGCCAGCCGAACAAGAACGCGGAGGACCGCAAGAAGATTGTGGAGTGGCTCCGGGAGCATAACGGAGGGCATCTTGTCGAGCACGATGCCACGGTCTCTGCCGATGACATGGACAGGCTGAGCGCCGCCGACATCCCGTATGTCGAGAACACGGTGGTCAATACGGCGAGGCTCAAGTCCTTCCTGAAGGAGGGCATCGGAGCCACGACGGGCATGCAGCAGTTCACTATTGATGAGATTCCTTCCTGCATACATTTTCAGGAAGTAACTACAGTTGACATAAAGATGGAGGCTTAAACTATGGGTGACATCAAGAAGGTGGTTCCTATCAGGGACAATGTGCTTGTGAAGGTGGAGGTTGCTGCCAGCAAGGCCGGGATACTCCTTTCAGAGTCGGCGAAGGAGACATCCGAGCGCACGCTCGTGGCCGTAAGATGCGGTCCCGACGTGAAGTACGTGCATGAAGGTGACCTGCTCACAGTAAACATGCTCGATTTCAGGGGCGAGCTGGTGCGCGTAACCGATGACTTTGTTCTGGTTCCTGAAAAGGTTGTTGTTGCAATCGAACGTGCCTGATGTGTTATGCTGCCCTGTCCATACAGGGCAGCTTTGAGGGGATATATGTCACTTTTTGATGATGTTTACGGCTTGAAATATAAATCTGCCGAGGAGCAGATGAGGCTGCTCGCCGCTTCCTTGAAGCAGCAGGCCGGCATAGGTTTTGAGTCGGTGGAGGAGCTTGAGACTTGGGCGCATGAGCATAGGCTGGACAAAGTGCTTTTCAGCAATATGTCGCACCAGTTCCTGTGCATCTCCCATAAAGGGGAGGTCATGCTGCCCCATGCTTTCGAGAATTACTACAAGAACATCCTTTTCTATGAGGCCACGAGCGGCAAGAAGACTACCATAATGCCATGGCATCCTGAAGGATTCGAGTTCTTTGACAAGGCATATATTGCGGGGGAGCAGTCCGACGGGGTGCACAAGCCCCTGTATTATAGGGACTATAATGTCCCTACGGGATATTACAATGAGGAGAAGGATGCCTTCAACGTCGCGAAGCCGTTTCCTGTTTTCGCCGCTGAGACAGGCAGGGATACCAGCCACATCTACACATACATCGAGCATATTGCCGGGGAATGTGCATACCACCTTCTTGCGTGGCTCAGGGCAAAGCTGCTCTATCCCAATGTCAAGACACAGGTTGTGCCTATAATAGTTTCCCGGACACAGGGTTCAGGAAAGACCACCTTTGCCGAGGTCATATGCAAGGGCCTTTTCGGCAAGGACAACGTGCTCGTGTCCGACCAGTATGACAGCTCCGCAAGGTTCAATGCGGACTATGCGGACAGCCTCATAGTCTGCTTGGAGGAAAAGGAGGAGACTGACAAGCGCAACAGCGCGGGCACCCTGAAGTCACGTGCCACTGCTACGACGATACGCAAGGAGCAGAAGGGCATCGACCCGATATATCAGGAGTCCTACACCGACTTCATAATGACCACGAACAAGGATGTTCCGATAAAGTTCGATGGAAGAGAAGACCAGCGGAGGTTTATGGTTATGGAAGCAGACCCTCGCTTTACGCGCAAGACATCCGAGCTTGCGGATGAGGTGTTCACCAAGCTGTATGGCTTTGACGCCAATTTTAATAAGGTGGGCAAGTCTTTTGTGGAGGACAAGGAGCTTATAGCACAGTTCAAGCATGAGCTGTTCACGCGCGAGGACATTGCCCGCGTGAATCTCAGGGACTTCCCGAAGACTCCGGCATACAAGAGGTGCTTCACGCTGCCCCGGACATCCGAGGCGACTGAGATTGAGAGCATTGTCAGGGCGCTTGCCCCGTTTATCAAGGCATCCCTTGAGCAGAAGAAGGCCGTCACGAGCACTCCTGACAGCAACCTGACGGACATTATCCAGCTTCCGGGCGCTCTCCAGTACATGCCTGCTTTCAAGGAGAGGAAGGCTTTCGTGGCGTTGTGCCGCCCTCTCGTGTTCTACGAGATGGGCACGCTCAAGCCCTATCCCCATTCGGTCGTCGAGCGGGGCATATATGACTGTGCTCCGTGGCTTCTTTCCGACTTCGGGATAACACTGCTTCCCGACATGGAGCCTCTTCCCGGAGGTTTCATGGGTGTCTCGGGCAGGTACCGCACTGCTCCGGCGGCCAAGTTCTGCCTGTCGGAGGATGCTCCTGATGTGGCTGTCGGCCATGTCGAGAGGATGCCTGCGAGACCCAGCACCGGGGGTGCCCAGCTGCGAATGGGTTCACGCCTGCGCGTCAACAAGTCGTTCTGCCCTGACCCCAACGGGTGCTTCGAGACCGTCAACGAGATGAAGGCGGGCATCAAGGATTTGAGGGGCAACAAGACGGCCAACGTCTCGCATATGGACACGTTCCTTCTTGAGTCGGATGAGCCTACGTCCGTACAGAGGATGCAGGAACATTCGAGGGCAGAGGAATGGCTGGATGCCAACGGGGAAGGCTCCGACATTGAGGCGGCATACCTGTATAAGGAGCGCCTTGAGTATTCCCTTGCTGAGTCGCGCAGGCTTTTTGACGAGGGAATCGTGGCACGCATAGTATATTCGGGGGCCAAGTCATATCATTTGATGGTCAGGGTTGCAGATGCTCCGGCGAACGTCGAGGAGTACAAGTGGCTTCATGCCTACCTGTGCACGTCCGTCTCGGACAGGCTGGTGTTTGACGAGTCCACATGCGACCCGGCGCGGCTTACGCGCTCGCCGCTGACGCTGGAGCGCATCACGTCCGCATACGGCCTGCTTGTAAGGGGAGAGCAGAAGCTCGTGGCGGAGGACTGGTCCCACGTGTACAAGCTCAACTGGAGGCCCCTGTACGAGCAGTGGCTGGGAAGGCCCCTGAAGGCATATGAGCAGAAGAAAGGCAGGCCTCTGTGCCCCACGCGCAAGGAGTATAAGGAGGCGCTTGAGGCGCTCGTTGACGGCACGTTCTGGACGGACACCCGTTTCGACGGCGAGAGGCAGCACCTGTTCTTCCCGGCATACCGCCTGCTCAGGGTGCTCGGGTACAGCCATGACGAGGCATGGCATGACATAATAATTCCGCATCTCGGAAGCTACAAGAAGCCGTCCGAGATAAACTACTGGAGGACGAGGGAGCACGCGTCCATCATAAGGCAGATTGACGACGACGTTGATGAGAGATGCAATCAGGAGGAGGCTGATGATGTCTGACACATCCAAATATTCCGACCCGTTGTGGGAGTACACCCTGTTCGCGCGGCTGGATGCCTACATACCCGCCGTGCGCAGGTTCTGGAGCGGTCTGGAAGACATGCAGGTGCAGGGGGAGGGCACATACTTTTTGAGGGACGAGGGGTCCCCTGACGGGCTGATGTACCGTGTGGCACGCTCGCCTGCCCGCTCGCCCATAAAAGGCGTGCAGGTTTTTCCGTTCGTGCCCGTGCAGTATCTCGGGCTTACGGGCATCCCCGGGGGTGTCAGCAAGATGGTCTCCCGCGTATGCGCGGGGAACGCCCTGAGAATCGGCGAGTTCACCATCGTGGAGAAGGCGAACCTGCCCTCGACCTACCGCTCGGGGCAGCTCCTTGCCTTCGTTCCTACGGACAGGCTTGAGCAGACTTTGAGCGAGGGCCAGTGGGTCTACCTCTCGAAGGAGGTCATGCTCCAGCTCGCGCAGGGGAAGGTTCCGGCTTCGATACGTCAGAAGGCCGTCGAGTATCTGTGACGGCTTTCCGGATGATTAGCTAATAATTTATAAGATACCGCGTTTGCGGTATCATAAAGATATGAACGGCTGGGAAAAGCCGCTTAATAAAATATGGAGGTGGTCAACATGGCTACAGAAGAGACAAGAGACACAGGACTTGTTACAGAGGACATGAGCTTTTTCGAAAGCATGGCAGGCAACGGTTTTGAGGACATGGGTGCGGGGGCTACAAGCCCGGCATACTTGGGCCTCGTGCAGCCGGACTCGGCTGTGGAGGATGAGGACAATTTGCCCGGAACATGGCACAATTCTGCGACGGGCAGGAACTACGGCAGCTGCGTGCGTGTGGTGGTTCTTGCGTTCCGGACTATCTGGTCCGAGAGGGAAGCCGACCCGCCGTTCAGGACGGTAGGACGCTACCCTGTCGGGGGCATCAAGGTCGATGTCCGCCAGCCTCCGAGAGGCAAGCGCGGATACCCCAAGATGTACAATCCGGAAACGGGCAACGAGGTGCAGGAGCTTTTTGTTTATGTGCTGGCCCTTCCGGACCATCCGGAGGACGGCGTGCTGTACTTCATCCCTACGGTCGGAGGCATGCGCACGGCCAAAGCATGGAACAGCCAGCTCAAGTCGCAGCTGCTCCCGAACGGCGTGCAGGCACCCATCTTCGGGTTCCAGTGGAACCTTCAGGCGGAGATGGCCCCCAACCCGCAGCAGCCCTCCAAGCAGATTGCACGCTTCACGCGTGCCTTCAGGGACAGCATCGTGAACAAGGACACGTTCATGTCACTCGTCAAGCCGCAGCTTGATGCCGTCAAGCAGGATGTGCTTGCACTCACATCGGGCACGCTTGAGGAGCTTGAGGAGCCTGAGGTTTCTGAGGCATAAGATGCAACGGGGCATGTATGCCGCGTGCATGCCCCGTTCATGCCTATGGGAATGTGCAAACTGTAACGGAGAACATGATGGCTGATTTGAATGCTTTCGTTTTTACGGGGAGGCTCACGCAGGATGCCTCCTCAAGAGTTCTTGCTTCGGGCAAGAAGGTGCTGACGGCAAATGTCGCCGTCAATACAGGATACGGCGACTATAAAAAGACGCTGTTCATCAAGATGCAGATGTGGGGGGACAGGGGCGACAAGCTCCTGCCCTACCTGAAAAAAGGGCAGCTTGTCGGGGGGCAGGGGGAGATGTCCCGCTCCGAATGGACGGACAACTCGGGCATGAATCACGTCGATTTTGTGGTCGACGTGATGAACATCCAGCTGCTCGGCTCCAAGACTGCTGCCGATGCTCCCAAGCAGGGTGCTTCTGAAAGCCATCCTGTCGAGGATGACATTACATTCTGAATGTCGGCAACTGACGTTGCCATGAATTGAAATAGCTGTTATTTCCCTCCTTACGCTCTTGGCGGCTCAGCGTTCAGAACCGCCTCTTTTTTGCACCACACCTGTGAGGGTGTGTGAACTGAAACAAACAATCAAACGAGAAATCCCATGAGCAAAAATATAGCAAAAGCCCTGCTTGAGAAGGGGCAGAGGCCCATCAGTGATGGGCATGATTCAGAGAGGATATGGGACCCCGACACGCAGAAGTACGTCGAGGCATACCGCAAGGTCTTCGCCGACAAGCTGGGCATCCCGGTGAGCAGGCTGCCCGGCGACCTCTTGGTGCATCATATCGACGGCGACCGCATGAACAATGACATCGACAATCTCATGCTCTGCACGCGCAAAGCACATGAGCGTATGGAGATGCTCATGGACGAGCATATATACGACCCGAAATAAGGACTGCCTGAGGAGAAAATGATGGATAGACTCATTGCTGTGGACGTTGAGACATATGACCCCGGCCTGAAGGATACGGGGGACGGCTCTTGCAGGATGCCGGGCACCTCTGATGATGACGGCTCGCGCTTATTGTGCGTTGGTACCTATGACGGCTCGTGCAAAAAAGCATACATCCCGGGCACCTCCGGATGGCAGGAGTTCGTGGAGCTTATGTCCGACGGCAGCGTGGACAAGATATTCCATAACGGAATATATGACCTTGCTTGGCTCGTGTGCCGGCATGACATTGATGTCAAAGGCCTGTGCCATGACACCATGACCCGGATGACATACATAGACGAGTATGCCGACCTTGACCTTGACTCGTGCTGCAAATACTTCAAGCTGAAAGGAAAGAACAAAGCAGACACGATAGAGGCATGGTTCGGGCTTCATAAGGAGGAGTTCATTGCCACCGCAAAAGCAGCGGGGCATAAGGCAAAGAGGTCGGACAGCCTCTGGGCGCACTCGCTGTTCCTGTGGGGCACATGGCCCGAGTTCCGCGAGAAGATGATTGAGTATAACTTGCAGGATTGTGTCGCCACATATGAGCTGTACCATGCTCAGGAACCCCGTCTTGCGAAGGTGTACAGCGCCTATATGGTGGACGTGAAGCTCACGCCGCTGGTCATACAGATGAAAAAGAGGGGCGTGCGTATTGACAGGAAGGCCATGTCGAAGCTGACGGAAGTCATACAGGATGATTTGGACAAGAAGGAGAGGATGCTCAAAGACACTTACGGCATCGACCTTGAGATGATTGCATCCTCCAAGAAGCTGGGCGCACGTCTGAACGCAATGGGCATACATTCGCCCAATCTCACGAGCACGGGTGCCGAGTCATGGGGTTCAACGTCAATGGCCCGTCTCATGCACTACCCCGTGATACCTTTGATTGTCGAGGCGAAGGGATACAAGAAGCTGCTGGACACATATATGTACGGGGGCATGGCGGACTCCATCCTCTCGGACGGCAGGATACACTGCACGTTCTCGCCGAACAAGCGCGAGGACGGGGGCACCGTGACGGGCAGGTTCGCATGCTCGAAGCCCAACTTGCAGCAGATTCCGGCACGTGACAAAGCAGTGGGGCACTCCTACGGGCAGGACATGCGTGCCCTCTTCATCCCTGAGGAGGGCTGCATGATGGCCGCCCTTGACTACTCGCAGATTGAGTACCTGCTGCTCGGGCACTATGCGGTGGGCCAGCAGGCGGCATGGTTCCGTGGGCAGGCCAATGCGGGCGTGGATTTCCATACCGTCGCAATGCAGGCGACGGGCATACCCTCAAGGCCGGTGGTCAAGACATTCAATTACGGTGTCATCTACGGCATGGGCTGGAGGACTGCTCTGAGCAACAACTATGCTCTGTTCGAGAGGCTGGCCGCCGAAAAAGGCATGGATGTCGAGCAGTTTGCCCGGAAGATGGAGAGCGACTACCATGCACGCCTCCCTGTCATAAAGGACACGATGAGGGCAGTCCAGAACGTGGCGAAGTTGCAGGGCTACGTCACGACGATTGGCGGCAGGCTACAGCATAAGCCGAAGCCCCAGTATGACCCTGCTACGGGCAAGATGAACGACTTCATCTACAAGATGCTCAACAAGCTCATACAAGGCTCCGCCGCGGACATCCTCAAGTTTGCCCTGCTTGAGGCGTGGGAGTCCGGCGTGTTCGACGTGCTGAAGATGCACCTGACCATACACGACGAGAACGTCGTCTCCGTGCCCTTCAACAAGGTCGGGACAGATGCCTGCGTCGAGCTGAAGCACATCATGGACATGTCATTCCATGACGTGCTCAAAGTCCCCATGAAGGCTGCATGCGAGCTTGGTCCCAACTGGGGCTACTGGTCCGGGGACATCTTTGAGGAGATGAAGAAGGGCAACTTTGACCCTGCCTTCTTCTATAAAGATTATAAAAGCACGCATTGACGTGCAGGGGGAGCAACCTTGCTCCCTTAATTAAGGAGGAGCTGTGTTTGAGAAAGAAGCAGAAGAATGGGCAACAGACAATGTTTGTAAAGATTGCTCAAGATATGAAAAATGTATGGGCAAAGAACAATGCACCTGTAAGGACTGCTCTAAAGAGAAGTGGCAGAATGGTGCAGAGTTTGGCCTTCAGAAGGGCATCCTGAACTATATGAGAACAAAGAGGATAAAGCAAATGACAGCTGATGAACTGGCAGAAGAGTACATTGATGAGCACTCACCCTCCTGCAAGGAATATCCCAAAGCAGGCAGGGGTGCCCTGAAACAGGCTTTCCTTGCTGGGCTTGAAGCAGGCAGGCCTGTGTGGCACAGAGTTGCTGACGGAGATTTGCCGAAAGACAATATGCCTTATATTGTGAAGGTCAAATTAAATTATAGAGGTGCTCCAAATATCTCTTATTGGATAAAAGATAATTTGCATGATGATTTTGAAAAGCATAAAAATTATACAGAAGACATAATCGCATGGTGCGAGATACCAAAATACACAGAGGAGTGACTAGGAAATGAGAAAATTATTGCCTATTGTTTGCTCGTTGCTGTTTACTTGTTGCTCATATAGATATGAAGGTAAACGGTATACAGAGTCTGATTTCATCAATTTTCAATTTGTCGCACCGGGTATTTGGGTAGATATTAATTCAGATGTTCTATACCGACGTGGAGGAGCAATGCTGCCAATATTTAAGGCTGACGGGACTTGCTTGACTTTGACCGAATGGCAGAATCAAAAATCAGGAGAAATAAAATGATGAAAGAAGAATTGGTGGAAGGGCTGAGAAAAGAAAGCACCTTTACATTCCAGTGGGAGCATACACAATTGAAGGATAGGCCTTCTTTTGTGAATGGCTATATTACCGGAGCGCTGTCTAGGGAAGAGAGCCTTGACCATGCAAAAACAATCATTCAAGACCTGCTTGACAATTCCGATGAATATGCAAGGCAGAGGGCGGTAGACTTCTTGAGGGAGGCAGAGAAATGAACGTGATAAATTATCTGATGCTCACGAACTACTATTTCTGTTTGCAGAAAGATGTCAGCATATGCACAACGTATGGGGGATGCTACTATGCCTGATGAAGAGATGGCAGAGGGCAGCGAGTTTTTGAAGGAGGATTAGATGAAGGTAGTTTACAAAACTGATGACGGAATGGAGTTTGATGATAGGGGACAGGCAGAGAAATATGAAATGCTCTCCAAGAACAAAGTCACTATCGAAGAAAACATCAAAATGACGAGGACATTGATTTCTCCTGATGAATTAAAAAATATCTTTGGATTAGGAGAAGTTTCGGACATGTCTTTCTACTTAAAAAAGGCGGACGGCACTATTGTCAAAGACGGTGGCTATGAGTCTTGTTCCCTCGATGATACAGGGCATCTGTATTGTGCAGATTTTAATCATGGTCTTCTGGAATGGTGCAAAAATGATAATTCTTATTATAGAACAGTGCATCATCATTCTTGGAAAGTTGAACTGCTTGGAATAGAGCACGTTTCCTATGCTTGAAGGAGATAGAGCAAATGGCAGACAAAGCAAATGCAAAGATAGTCGTAGGCAGAGGAAATGGAAAAGGGCAACAATGCCTTGAGAATTTAGTCAAATGTGTAATGGCACGTAAGGACGCTGAGTTCATCGTCATAGACGAGTTCTTCCGTCTCCAGAATGAGAAAAGGTTTTGCCTGAAATGTAGGGAAAATGCAGACGACTGACAGCATGCAAAAAGGCACCCGGAGCAGGGTGCCTTTTTTGTCATCTTCCGAGCTGCTTGAGAAGCTCCTGCCATTTGTCCGAATTGCAGTAGTATCTCGGGCAGTCCTTGCCCGTCCAGTCATGGTGGCGCACGACGGGCATGTACGGCAGCGAGTCGAGCAGCTCCTTCAGCGTGGCTATGCTCTTCTCGCTGAACCTGCCCTCCTTGTCGCAGGGGATGACCTCGATGCCTATGCTCACGGAGTTCCCTGACTTGCATCCGGCATGCCATGCCACCTTGTCCGTCTCCCAGCACTGCATGCACTCGTCATCCTTTATGACGAAATGCGCGCTTGCCTCCCCTCCCGACTTTATCCACCAGTCGCGCACGATGTCGGGTGTCTGGTTCGGGTAGGGTCCGACCCAATGTATCGTGACCACGCTGGGCTGCCCTGCGGCAAAGTGCTCGTGCGTATCGCACTTCAGGTTCGCGGGCAGCAGTTTTTTAATTAGTTGCATTTTGCTTATATTCTCCCCGACAGCCTTCTGTTAAGTTCTGCTATGCTGCTGTTGTTGACGTTTTTAATGCCCTGCATTATAGCAGAATACTGCTGCTCAATGGTATCCATTCTCAAGGACAGCTGCTCGAACTCCTCGCGGGTTACGGGCTTGCGCTTGGCATAATATGCCTCCCAGTCCCCGTCGCCCATCATATGCGCGTTCATATGCTCCTCCTGAGCAGGTGGGACAACCAGCCCGGCAGATGGTCACCGTTGGCATAGAAGGCAATGCTTATCCCTATCATAAATTTAATCAGCGTCACCACTGCCGGAACGGCCATCAGTATCAGTAATCCCATGCAGACGAGCAGCTTCATTTTGGTCTTCTTCAGCTGGATACCCTGTGTCTCTATGGTAGCCTGCTGCTGCTCTATAGTCGCGTAGCAGTCTTCCAACTGCTCGTTGATATTCGTCCAGCTCCCGTATAATTTCGTCCACGTCTGCTTCCATGTCGCCGCTTCTTGCTGCGATAGCTCCAAGCTCTCGGACAGCGCCGTCAACTGCTCTGTCACGCGCTCGGAGTTCGCCTTCAAGCTCGTCAATTTGTCTCTGATACTCAAGTAGCTGTCCTGTATGCTCTGCTCGCATGCCTCCTGTGCTGCTACAGGCAGACAGGAAAGAGCAAAAAAGGACAGCAAGGCCACAAGCAATCTTCTCCACATCTATTTCTCCTTTTTCATCTGCTCGGTGTATACTTTTCGTATGCGCACAAGCTCCATGATTATCTCGCTTACCCACCTGTCCATGCGCTCCTGAAATTCAGGTGTCCTGAACTCGGGGCGCACGGCATAGTTATATACGAGGGCGCTTATCTTCTTCTGCTTCGTGCTTATATATGACTCGTCGGCCGTTATATGGTTGAACGTAATCCATTTCACGAACTCGTCATAAGCATCCTCAAGTATGCAGCGGGTGAACCACCCGCCGTATGCCAGCTTATGGTCGGGGCAGACTGCCTCTATCTTGCCCACAAGCCCCAAGAGATAAGTGTGCGCGAAGTCACACTGCTCCTGTATGATTTTCCGCTCGTAATACTGCTCCTTGCTCTCAGTACCCAGCGAGACATGTTTCGTGCTGATGCTCAGGGTGCCCGTCTTCACGAGCACGATGCCTCCAAATACAAGGACTGCCGCCATGAGCAGCACCTGCCAAGTATATGGGCTTGTCAGTATCCTACTGATTGCCTCCCACATTGATATGCTCCTTCTTGGGTTCGGCATCCCTCCACATCTGAAGTACCTCCTCCTCTGTAATAGGCCCGCTGCTGTCGAGCGTGCCTGTAGTGTACCATGCCCTGTTCCCGCTGCTGTCCGTCCCTACAATATAGGGCACGAGCATGCTGTATCTGTCGTAGACGGCCACGGTATACTCCCCTTCAGGGGAAGCCCTGAGGTCGGAGGTGTAGTCCCCCTCGGTGTCCGATGCCTTCCTGTAGCCCTTAAGCTCTTTTTTGGTGACCGCCGTCTTCTTGTAGTAGACCGTCCCGACCACGGCGGAAGCTAGCGGGGGCAGGCTGACCACTATTGCATGTCCGCTCGCTTTTCCTATGAGTTTGTCCACTTCCGGGGCGGTGTATATCTTGACACCGCCAAGCACATTAAGCATGCTACCCCCTTACCCCAAGCAGGTTGAAGTGCGCGGGGTCATCGCAATACTGTACTCTCAGCACCTTGCGCCAGCCGAGTGCCCTTGAGCGCGCATAGTTGCCGCTCATCCTCTGATAGACGGAGCCTGTGAGGGTTCCGTTGGTGATTGCCAGTATAGTGCCGTCCGTCCCGGCAGGGACCTGCGCCGAGATAAGCACGTCATATATGCCCCCGGCAACAGGCTCGAACGTGTCGGGCACCGTAATCGTGGTCTTCGCCGTGTTGCCCGTGCCTGCCACGGCAATGGATTCTGCTGTTACTCTTTGAACGTACATAAAGCCTCCAGTCAATATAGAGCACCTACAGCACCATCATGCTGTAGGGAAAACAGGAAATGCTCAGCTGTTGAACATGGCGATGATTTCCTGCTCGGAAATCGGCGTGTTCGGCGTGCAGTTGGCCAGAAGCTCAAGCGAGCCGAGCACGGTGCGCTGGTTGCCCAGCTTCTTCCACTCGATTTTGTTCAGCGTGGCATTGTCCGTGTCCGTGGAGACGAACGCGCGGTACACGTCGCCCGCTTCGGCTTCCCCCGACATGATGGCAATCATCTGGTCCTCGATTTTGGCGGAGACCTTTGCCTCGGATACGGGGAGGGCGCTTGCCGTGGCATACACGGTGGGCGTTCCGTTCTCGAACATCGTCAGCGGAGACGCGAGCATCTTCGTCTGGTATTCGGCGAGGTCGATTGCGTTTCCAAGCACGTCAAACTTGTACACGTTGTCGGAGAGGTCGGCCACGACGATGTTGGTGCCTGCCTCCTGCACCGTGCCCGTGTCGCCCTCCACGAAGTCATTGTCCGTCTTGAAGCGGTTCTTGATGTTGTAGACCCAGCCCACCTCGAACAGGGTTACTTTTGTCCATGCCCCGTCCACGTACTGCCACACGCCGCGCGAGTCGATGGCAGGTTGCTTGTCCGGGTTCGATGCCGAAAGGTATGCTTCGTCGGCATAGATGGCCGAGCCTTTCACTTTGTATGTTTTTGCGGTGCTCTTGCGGATTTCCTTGATGAGCACGTTCAGTCCGTTTTTGTCAAGATATGGTGTTTCCATCTTATTCTCCTGTCTGTTTGCGTTCATGCACCGTCATGGGTGCATATACACTGTTTTGTCATGTGACACCCTTGTCGGTCGTGTATTATACACCGTTTCAATTCACGCACCCGTGAGGGTGCGACTTGTGCATTATATACCAAAACCTGCTATGGGTGGAAGAGGTGCGGCCGCAAAGGGTCCGGGGCCTGCATTGAACGTGTAGCCCTGAGGCATGCGGAACACGCCCTGCATGCGCACGTCGCTCTTCAAATCCTGCACTTGGTCGCGGAGGCGCTGAATCTCGTTCGCGTCCA